ATCGGTCCCGTCCTCGTTCTTTCCTAAATCGTTTGCAATATCTTTAAATTGCGAATTAAGTGTTTCTATATCTTCACGAGCTTTACTATCTTTAAAATATGCTATTTTGCCTGTATCTTCATCTTGAACTTTTGATATATATTCAGTTTGAACTTTTGATATATATTCAGTCATTTAAATCCACCTCCTGTTTATATGGTTGCAGTTTCAGTAGTTGTATTTAATTTTATACTACTGAAAGTCATAGTTTCTGTAGCTGTATTTAATTTAACTGAACTTTGCTGAATTGGTTCTTCTGTTAAATCTTTCATACAACTTGCCTTTACCCTATATTGAAAAATATCACTTGTGGCTTTTTTACTCACTCCATTTTCTGTAAATGCATCTAATAATTCACCTATACAATCACCTGATTGATTTGTAAATTTAGAAGGCAAATCAAATCTAAATATAGCTACATCATCATCTTCTCCAGTTTGCAAGACTCCTACTTTATCTACTTTTTCGTGTGTTTTAGGTTTTTTGACTGTTAAGGTAAGATTATGATTAGTAGCTTCTGAAACCCTTAAAAAAGAAAGTAAGCCTTCTGAATTTGTAGCTTGCAATTTAATAAATAAAGTTGATATATTTTCATCTGAATTATAAAAACAAATATACCCATTTTCGTTTGTTACTTTAGAATTTTCTAAATTGTAATTTAACGTAAAATCTCTTAAAATTTCATTCATATAATACCTCCTAATCTGTATAAGTTACTGTAGCCTTCATAACTCCTGTGCATTTCATATAATGATCTTTATCGAAATTATGTTTAAGTCCAAATCCCTTCATTGTTCCACTTTTTATTGCATTCAGCACTGCACTGTCTGTTATTGTAACTGTTGTTGTTTCATTCATTGTAAGATTAGCAGTTTTGCTCCAACTTAAATAAGTAGGCTCACCACTTGGCCTACTTGAATGATTATGCATAACTATTTTAGCTTCATTATTAGAAGAACTACCTCCACTTGTACGTTCTATTTTTAGAACAACTTTTGTTATAGTCTTGCCTTGCAATTTACTGAAATCACTACCAAAGAACCAACAGCCAACACTATTAGAGGTCCATTTTCCTTGTATAACTAGGTTATCTTGTGCCCAGTCACTCCAAGTATAACGATATGTATCTCCATAGTCAGAAGTGAATGTAACTGACTTGCTTGTTGTAGTTCCTGTATTAGTATTAGTTCCAGTTTCAGTCGTAATGCTATCTACGGTAACTTTGTTACTATCTTGTATTATTTGTGATGAATTATCGTGAACTAGTTGCCCGCTAGGAATAGAACCATCTTGAATGCATATTGTAGCACCATATATAGCTCTAGCAGCATAATTATTTGTTTTCCCATAATTCTTGTACATAATAACTTTGCTGCCTCTAGCTTGCACTCCGTTTTGACTGCCTATTACTTTGCAGTTTTGCATTAACAATGTTGTTCCGTGTTCTGCACCGATGGCATAATAACTATTTGATGTTGTTTGACCATAGACATCTATGCTTCTAAGTGTAACAAAATTGCAATTCGAGAAATACATTCCGTAATAATATGTGTTACTACCTACCATAGATGCTGGCATTACAGAAGGTCTTTGACTATCTACTCCATCTGGAATACCAGTAACAGTAGTAGCTCCATATATGAATAGTTTTGCTGTACAATTATATCCAGCTATATGACCGTTATAATTTTTCATGTTCATGTATAGATATATATCACCATTAGAAAATCCCTTTAGATTCAAGTTTTCGTTACATTCTTTGTCTAAAGTAATATAGATGCTATTACCATTAAGATTTCGTGGTAAAGCATCTAAAAAACCTTGCGCAGTATAAAATTTTGCACTACTAATAACAGCAGATGCATCATCACCATCTGTTGCTATAGTTACAGATATATCATTTGTAAGTGAATTAATAATATCTTTACTAACAATTTTTCTAACAATAAGAGTATCAGCGGTCATATTACCTTGTGCATTAACTGCTCCATTGAAATTACCATTATTAGCAGTCATATTTCCACTTTCATCTATAGAAAATCCACCATTTGCTGATACATAACCTTCTAACTTGATATTTTTAGCTTTTAACAGAATTTCAGATGAAGATAATAATTCTATAAACTCAGGTGCTATAGTTATGCTGCTTTCTTCATCATCAGAATCAAGTCCTTTTGCAATAAGGCTTAACTTTTGTACAAGTAAAGTCAACATCGGTATGCTTTGCATATCAATTAATATTCTTCCATCTTCGCCTAAATAAAAAGTATTTTTTTCGCCATTATTAGTGAGTATATTCATAACACTATTTAAATCAGCATCTAATTTTTTATATCCGACTTCTTCTAGTTGATCATTTAAATTACTTTCCTTTTCATTTTCCAATATTTTTTTTATTTGATTATAATTTTCTGAATAAGTAGCATGAGCTTTTTCCAAGTCATACTTATCATCTTGTGTTATTTCTCTATTTGTTATTACTTTTTCAAGCAAATTTACCAATTCATCATAACTAGAGGAGAAATTATCATGTTCTCTAGTTATAGTCTCTATATTGCTCATAATAATCCCTCCTATGATTTTTTAGGTCTAGCTACAAATAAAACTTTATCTGGAGTATTCTTTGTTAGAGCTATTATTCTTACCCCATTATCACATTTTGTACTTTCAATACAACTCATTACTCCGTTTACTTCTCCTACACATATAGCTACGTGTGAAATTTGCATATATCTTGTAGTTGTAAGTTTATCTCTATCGTAGAATATCAAATCTCCTTCTTTTAAATTTAAGAAGTTTGTTGTGTCTGCATCATGTAAAACCCATCCATGTTCAACACAATATCTTGCTTGATCTGCAGATAGTCTCGGTAAAGTTATCGCCCAACTATATGCAGTATTTCTTTTTACTTTTGTCATTTTATTATTTTTGTAAGGAGTTTTATCGTATTTCAATCCCATAAATGTATACATTGATAAAGTACTACAGTCTATTTGATATTTTTTTCTTTCTGAATCATACCATCTGCTTAAATTTGCAGATGGATTTTTAAATGATGCAGGAGTGGATGTAGCTGTTGTTGATTTCCAACCAGAATATTCTAGTTCTGAATGATTTAAAAATGTTTTTGCTATTTCAACTACTTTTTTGCCTCCAATGAAATCTTTTTCCTTTGTCGTTGTTGTTCCTGCTACTTCTTTATAAGCTGAAGCATAATATTTATAATCAATGTCACTGTTTACATTTTTCATTATTATTAATTTATAAGTAGTATTTGATTTGGGTAATAATTGTCCAGATTTGCAATCATCACCTTCGATATAACAAATTTTACTTTGTGAATATTTAAAATCATCTGTTGTTGTAAATTTTATTCTTGCATAAAAATTTTCTGCAACTTTAGAAGGCAATTTAAATGTAAGTCCATTTATAAGTTCGTAATCAGTCATTTGTGTAGCTTTTAACACTACATTTATTGTTTTACCTTCGTTTCCTGAAGGCTTATCATCATCGTCACCACCACTAGTATCTCCCTCACTACTATCATCTTTCTTTTTATATCCGATAGGAGTAGCCAGTAATTTTTCTTTTATTGCATTATAAAAAACACCAATACTGGAATCATCTTTAAATGTATAACCATCATTAGTGTAATTAGGATTTAATAAATTCGTATAAGTTTCTAATTTGCTAGATATATCTAATAAAAATACATCGTCTTCATTTTCACAGAATGATTGTAGTTCCGTATTAAATGAATCGATATCGCTATTTACATTTTCATAATCTGTATAGACAGTTCCAACATGTAATTCTTTTAAAATAAAGATTGGTGTATTTCTATATTTCATTTTTAATATATTTGCAAGAGTTTTAATGCCAGATATACCTTTTTCTGTTAAGTTGTTTATCCCAAAGTGTATTAATACATAAGGAGTTGAACTGGGATAAACTTTTTCATCATTTTCATAAAAACCTTCTACTGTAGTTACTAAATTATTATTATCGTCATAAAAATCATATGCATTTGCCTTTCTAACCGCTTTTATGTACACTTCATTCATATCTGTCTTGTCGATCACAGGAGTGTCCTCTACATTATTGTTATCGGCTTCAACTAAATCGTAAGGTCTTAAACAAAATCCGTATTTATAGATATCATTGTATACTGGCATATACCTTATAGCCTTTGGCCAATAATCCCACTTTCTAGCATGAGCTACCATATGTGTTCCGTTTTCTTTACCGCAGTAAATTAACGTATGATGAGTAAAGTTCTTTGCTATTGCCTTAGCTCTGGTTAATGTAGTGGGACATTCTTTGTTGCACATCATTATAATATCCCCTGGTAACATATCCTCTATCGTAGTTTTTGTAATTTTAAACATTTTGTAACCACTTTTTCTAGTAGCATAGTCAACAAGTGAGCCATAAGCACAATATGAATCATCATGAAATATACTTTTTAATCCAGCTTCACCATAGCAAGAAGTGACAAGACTAGAACAGTCATAGCATATTGGATTTTGTAATCCATAAAACTTACCAGGATGTTTTCGAGGCTTTTTAAAATTCCATGTTCTATATTGTTGGTCATAAGTAGCTAATTTATCTGTATGTTGTTGTACTATAGCTTTTGCAGTATCAACTATAATTTGTCTTATATCAGATGCACTTGCTTGGCCTTTTGCTTTTGGAGTAGATGTGCCAACTCCATAGCCTAGCTTGTTTCCTTGAGCATCTAAATAGTAAGGTAATTGGCCATTTACAACTTTATACCAGCATAAATACAACTCTACATTATTTGGTGTTCCTAATCCCTTTTGGTCTTTTAATTTTTGTCTATAAGCTGCAAAGTCAAATTTTAAGCTATCTAATTCCTCGTAAACTTTTAATTTTGTCTGATTGGATTGAGAACTCAAATAATAAGAATCAACAAATGTATATCCGTATTTATCGCACACATACTTACTCACTATCCAGTTTAATGAACCTTGTCCCATATTGTTAGCTACTAATCCACCAAATATATTTCCGTGCGCATAATCAATAGATTGACGTAGTTCCCAGCACCCAAATCTTATTTGATTTAAGATGTTTTTGTCGACTGTTATTCCATTAACTGTAGTAGTTCCACCTACCCCTGGTTTCATAGTATTATAAGAAGGTAGAAATTTATAAGTACTACCATCAAGATATTTTATATTTTGTGTTTTGTTCCCCCACTCTTTGAAGTATGTACTTCTTTCACATTGCATTAGTCCGTAACCGCCATTACTACCTGTAGTACTATAAGGGTCACCTCTAGATTCTCCCATTATGACTGCATACACTAGGTTTGGATCTAATCCAAATTTTCTAGCATAATGTTCAACTATAAGATATAGTTTATATTTATTTCCTGTAGATGATAGCTCATTGAGATTCGCTTTATTTTGATATTTACCTATGTCATATTTCTCATATAATGCTAATGCTTCTGCATATATATCATTAGTTTTATCAGTAGTAGATACTGTCTTAGAAGTCTTTACTTGATAAAATCTATCATCTCCAAGCCATACTCCATTTTTATAAGTGTCAATATAGACAGGGTCGCCATCACCTTCATCGGGAGGGTCTGGTTTTGGATTTATAATACTACTAATTTCATCGAATATTTTATCTATCTCTTCTTTTTCTAGACCCATTTTTTCAAGATATTCTCTTATTTTAGAAATGTCTTCATCTGTTAAAGAACCTACTCCTATATTACCTAAAAATTCCAGAACATCTTTTAGTAGATCATCTTTATTTAGACTTTTTATTTTACTTTTTACTTCTTTATAATTTGCTAATGTACATTTACTTTTATTTTCCCAATCTGTAAAAGATAGTTCTAACTCTGTTACCCTAGCTTGTAAACGTAAAGAAGGTATATAATCATCGTCTATTACATATACAGTATCACCTATATCAACATCATCAGAAAGTAATAATATACTTGTCTCATAATCAAGTTGAGGTTCTTTTCTTCGTTGAAGTTCTTTCCATGTTTCATTAAGTAAGTCAGATGCATTACTAGCATCACATTCATACACTCCTGTTATATAACTTCCATCATCATTATGAAAATATATGTGCGCATCTTCATCTGCTATAAAATCTTGATTTAAAGGTTTATCAGTATAGTTTCCATTAGCTTTTAACCATTCTACATTTTTAAAATTAATTCCATTTTGACCATATCCAACTAATGCACTACAAAACTCTGTTAAATCTTCATTTTTCTTAACATCATCTAAATTTCTTGAATATTCAAATCTTGCATTTGTGATTTGTCCTCGTTGCTTATATACGTTTATATACTGTTTATAAACTTTGTTATTTTTTATGTCTACAGTAAATTCAATTTCAATGTCATAAGTTTCTAAATTATCTTGGATTACTGTATAAATTGGAGTCGGTTTTTCAACCTTAACACTTTTAAAAGTCGTAATAGAAGGGTCTACATAACCTAATTCAAATGTAGAATCCTGTAAAAGTAAATGAAAGAATGTAGTAACATCGCCCTGTAATGTACTTTCTCTTACAATTTTATTTAAAAGTTCTAATCCTGCTGTTTCGCAATAGCATTTTTTTATAACTGCACCATTCGTATGTTGACTAGATGTATTCATTATTTGAAATAATTTATATTTATTTCTATATGAAAAAACAATAAAATTTCCCTTTTGTACACCTGTTGTTCTTTCATTTGCTATTGTAGAAAATTCAAAACTTTCAGCTCCAGTATTTAAATAAAGTTTAAAAGCATCATCAAAAAAAGGACTGCTTGGATTAGTCCCGTTATTTGATAATACATCTATTATTTTTTTTCTTCTGTTTAAAATGTATATCTCAGTTACTAATTCTTGCAACTAATCCAACCACCTTTCATTATAAATAATCGAACTTGTAATATTGGCATCACTAGATATTCTTAAATCAAAATCACCAGGAGGTATTTCGAAGAACTTACTTCCTATATCAACATGTTCCATATTTTTTACATTATTTATATAAACTTCATTATTGGCAAAATCAACTTTCAATTCGTCACCTTCTTTGAAAATTATTATATCTTGCTCTTCATCTTGATTAACTTCATTTAATTTAGTTATTACTAATCTATTAAATGTCATTGTATCAACAACATCTTTATCAGCATATTTTCCAAAGTAAACAACTATATGATTTAAATCACCAACAGGAAATTTATCACTTTTTATAACTTCACTTGGTAAAGTTTTTTCAATTTCGCCTTCAGAATTATATTTTATTACCTCTGCATACCATTCATTTTTTTCTCTTCTTATAGTAAAGTGACCTTTAAATTCATTCCAGTTACCATATTTACCACTTCTTAATGTTTTTGTACTCACAGTTAAACTGTCATCTGAAACATTTGTAACCGTTGTCGTTTTAGCTTCAGGTACACTAAAATCTTTATCTTTTAAAAACTCTGTATTTCCAACTTGAACAAATGGATATGTAGCTTCATACCATTCGTTTTCATCGCATAACATAACCTTAAATAATTTGTTACCAGCTTGATCTAATCCGTAGCATTCGAGTAGACCAATTTTATCTTCTGCAGCATCAATTTCTTGGTCTGTATCAATTTGTACCTTATCTCCTTCAATAATATAATCTGTATAAATATAGCCATTTTTTCCTTGATATGTTGCTTTAGTCCATTTTCCTTTACTAGCTGTAATTTTAGGATATACAATAATAGCAGTACCTTTAGGTATTGTTGCTAGAAGTTTAGATTTTTTACTTCCAGATACTCTTAGAGATGCTGCTTGTTTTGTATAATATGTTGCAGTTGTAGTTGTTATTTTACTTAAACCAGTTGATATTTTAACCCAGCCAGTTTTGTTGTTATATGTAGTTTTTATCCAACCATTAGTAACTTCCTGTTCGTTTACTTTTAAAGGTGTTAAATATACACCTTTTTTAATACTTAATAAAGTTTTACTTTTAGATAGTCTCTTTTCTTTTAATTTTACTGTTGTAGCAGTTACTTTATATTTAGTTGTTTTTGTTTTATCTGTAGAGCCAATTTCATTATATTTCAACTTACCTTTACTATCATGATAAAAATACATACTACATTCAAAATCAGTAACATTAGAAGGTAAATTATATCTAAGTGCAGGCCCATGCCAATTATCTCCGCTACCATAATCAGATGCTTGTATGCACCAGCTAGTGCCACCGTCATTCGGTTGAATAGTACCAGTTATAGTTCTCTTTGCATCAACTTCACCTGTTACTGAAACAAAATTTTCAGTAGTTTCACAAGGCTCATAAACAATAGTTGTACTTTCTTCTTGTTTCGGTTTGGTAAGTGAAGGATATTGACCAATTAGTATTGATTTTCCATTTTGACCATCAATTTGACAGTATGTAGCATTTCCTTCAAAATCCACATTTATAATTGCTGGAGTACTTGTGTTTCCCTCGTTAGAAACCGATAAAGTTTTTTCGCCATTAAAAATTTTAGCTTCAGGATTGTGTGAAAAAGGTGTAGGACATATAAACGACATTTTTATTCTTCGCATACCTTTTGTGATTTTCTCTTTTGAAAATTTACCATCAGGGATAGCTAAATAAACTCTTCCATTATCATCTATAATTAGTTCTTTTTCTTCTGAAACATTAAATACAGATGATATTGTATCGATAATACTTTTACAATCTTCTTCTGTATCAGCTTTTATATCAAAAGTAACAGTTATTTCTTTATAGTCATATTTGAAATCTTGATAATATCTACCAGATCGTGATGGAGGGTCTATAAAATCATTTTTTCTTTCTGACATAAGTGTTGTATCTATAGAAATTACATCTACAAACATTTCTAAATCGATGCCATCAAATTTAAACACTTGTTATCCCCTCCAATCTATTTTTTCTTTTTTCAATCTTTTTATTTTTTTGTTGAACAGGTTGAGCTATTATATCAACAACTTTTGTTTTATCCATACTAGCATCAACGTGAATAGGTCTATCTTTTATATCTCCTATAGTTTCTTTCAATGTTTCTCCTAGTGAATTAGCTATTTCTTTTACTGTGTTATTACTCACACTATTTACAATTTTAAGATTACTATTACTACTGGCTTCTAATGAAAATTTAGTCGTTTCAGATTGAACAGCAATTTTCATTGCATTTTGCATTTCTGAAGTTATATCCCTAGCTACAGCATATACTTGTTCAGCTTTATTTTTCATACCAACAATTAAACCTTCGTCCATATATTCTCCATAATCAGTAGTAACTTTTGAAGGTGAATTTATTTTAGCAGTCTTTTTCATTTCTGCGTTAACTTGATTAACAAGACTTCTTGCCGCACTAACTGCTCTTGCTGTACCGCTTTGAATACCTTGAGTAACACCGTTAGCCATTTGTTGACCGATTTCTCTTGATTGAGTTCTAGCAACATTTTTCATACTTATCATTTGTCTTGTAAAGTTATTTCTTGCTTCTCTTGATTGAGTAGTTATAACTCTTTTCATTGATATCATTTGAGATGTAACAGCATTTCTAGCAAGTGTAATCTGTGTTCTAGATACATTTCTAATTGATATCATTTGAGATGTAAGTTTATTCCTAGCCTCTGAAACTTGAGTTGATATAACATTCTTCATACTTATCATTTGTGATGTAACAACATTTCTAGCATTTGTAATTTGATTACGTATTATATTACTAATAGATAGAAATTGGTTTCTTACTATATTAGACACATTTAAGCATTGATTTCTAGCTACGTTTGATATACTTACAAATTGATTTCTTGCTATATTTGCACATCCAACTAAACTCGTTCTTAAATTATTTTGTAATGATGTAAATGCTTGAGAAATTGAATTTGAAACACTTTGTGCTGTTGTCTGTAAAGCTGTTAATTGTGTTTGTAATGCTTTTATTTCGTTAGCATCCATGCTAGAAAGTTTATTGTTTATTTTGTTACTATTGGAATCTTTGCTAGTATTAAGAGGCTTTTCATCACCAGTTTTTTCATCGGCATAAGATTCACCAGTAAACCATTTTTTTATTCTTTCTATAAAACCTTTATTGCTTTTATATAAGAAATTAGGCATTCCTAAAGAAGTACTAAAAAGGCTAAGAAAATCAAAATTATAATCAGAATTAGTAAGCCAACTTGTTATTGCTTGCCAAAGTTCAGATGCTCTACCAGTAAATCTATCAGTTAAATTTTCAATAAAACTATCAATAAAAATATCTGCAAAACTACCAGTTAAGGATTTTATTTCTTCGCTACCTTCTATCCATGTATTCATTACAGAAGCAACTGCCTCTAAAGCGTCATGTATATTGTCTGAATTGTTTTTTATTCCATCTCTTAAAGCATCTAAAATAACCTTACCAGCTTCTTCTATCTCTGGAGCAACATCTTTTACAAATTCTGAAATTTGTTTAATAGCACTTGAAATACCTTCTCTTATATCGCCTTTACTATTTATAATTCCTTGACAAATTTGATGTATAATTTCTTTACCGATAGCTAATACTCTGCTTAATCCGCCTTGAGTTATAAAAGTATTAATTCCACTAAAAGCTTGTTGAATTGCTCCTGATATATCTGCATTTCTTATATATCCAAGCATATTGTCTAATGCTTTTTTAAAATTATCAAATGTATATAAAACTTGGCCATCCTCTGTAGTGCCTTCTTTATTTCCACTTCTCCAAACACTGAAAAACTCAGCTAATTTTTCAGAAGTAGATTGAATAGCAGGTTTTAAAAATTCAAATCCTTGTATAGCAACATCTTGTAAAGCAGATGATAAAATTAATAATTTATTTTTAGTTGTTTCATCCATAGCTTGTGCCATTTTTTCAGATAATCCAGTTACTAAATTTAAATTATCACAATATAATTTGAATTGTTCATCAGATAAACCACATATTTCATTTATTTCATCTAGGGAATCAGATAAACCTAAGTTTGTTAAAATTTGTTCTCTAGTTGATTTATCCATATCTCCAAATTTTTCTCTTAATTGAGTTAAATTTGCAATTAAATCTATTTGGCCAGTAGAAGCACTTTTAGCAGACAGGCCATACTCTTTTAACACTTGATTAGCTTCCTTAAGTGACATATCTGGATTTAACTTATCTATTATTTCTTGTTTAGAAACAACATCTTTTAAACCTTTAGCATTGTCTACTATTCCTTTTGTATTCTCATTGATCATGTCACAAGTAGCACTATAGTCAAAAGCGTCATCATTAATTTCTTTATAAGTTAGTCCCAGTTCTTTAAATTGCTTTTTCTGAGCATTTGTGGGATTTCTCATTGCATCTAATACACCAAACAAGTCTTCAACATTTTTTGATGTTACTTTTGCATCAGACCCTAATACTTGTAAAGCTAAAGCCATATCCTGTGTAGTCATGTTAAATGCAGCACCTAGATATTCTGTTTGACTTAAAACTTCTTTTAAGTTATTTATTCTTTTACTACATTCTTTTCCAGTAACTCCTGCTTCTCCTAAATTTTGATTCCAATAAGACACTGTTTGAGTAGAGTTTTGTACACTATCAGTTAAACTATCATATGCATCATCCGTAGCATTGACAATTGATAGTAAACCTGTCATACCCGTTTTCCCAGCTAAATCTTTACATGCAGCTGCTTGCTCAACTAAAGGTAATGATTTTAAACTACTTCTTAAATTTCTTAATGTTTTATCTAAGTCAACTGAACCATCTTTCGCAGTAATAAGTTCTATTCCGTATTTTTCCATGGCCTTTGCTACAGTATCGGTAGGTGCACTTAAATTTGCCAATAGTGTTCTCATTGCAGTACCTGCACGACTTCCCTTTATTGATGAATTCGCCATAAGGCCGATAGCTACGGATAAATCATCCATAGAAACGCCCAATGTCCCAGCTACTGAACCGGCGTACTTCATTGTTTCCAATTTTTGTGATTAACCATAGGCTCTTTATCCTATGCTCTATATGTTTCCATATAGTTTAGACTATATCTTTCATTATTCAATTAAGAATAAATCACTCCTGTTCGTGGGTATTTTTCCATAAAAAAAGAACCTACACAGGTTCTTTTTTCTTAGGTTACTTTACCTAGTCGTTACACCTTCTAGTAGTTTCCTAACTAGCTTGGCTCGGTATTGACATATTGACATATTATTTCTTCAATTTTATTAAAATTATAATAAGGTATTCTTAATAGGCTTATATTTTTATTGCGACAATATGTTGTTTTTATATTATCCCTTTCTAGCGTTTCTTTATGTAATTTAAGGGCTTTTTTATCATTTATACCTCTAAATTGTATAGGTTTAAAGTGTTGTTCTCCGTCATATTCAATTAAAAAATCTATTTTATCATCTTTTATAACAGCAAAATCAAAAGGTAATGGATATTTTTTTCCTCTACAATCTTTAAATCTATATTGTTTTTTAAATTGTAAATTTAATTTTTTTAAAACCCTTTTGACTTCCCTCTCCCCTTTACTTTCTTTACAATGAGAACAACTACAACCTCTTAGAAGGCTTTTAGGGTATGCCATAAAAACTTGATTACATTCTGTATGTAATACTTCTATTAATGTATTTTTGTTTGTATAATCACCTATTACTATTAATTCTCCATCTGTTAACTCTAAAATTTCTTGTTTAAATTGTTCTTTTGTCTTTTTTATATTTCCACCAAAACATAATGGGCATCTACTTTTCTTGCTTATAAAATTATTTGGTGTGACTTCAAATTTATGCCCACAAACATTATGTTTTATAATTACTTTTTTATTAGATTTTTCGTAATCTGTTAAAAGTGTATATTCTCCTTTTGCTAATTCATTAAATTCTTCAAGAAATTTTTCTTTTGGTTTTCGAGTTAATTCACTTATTTTTTTCTTAATACATACAGGGCAATGTTTCTTCCCATACAATACATCCATTGGATAAGAATAAAATTTCTTTCCGCATTTATGTTTAAATAAAATTTTAGTTCTTTTATTTATGTATGGTTCTACATTTTCATATTCTCCATTATTATAATTTAATAATCTTTCTTTAAATTCTTCATCAGTTAATCTTCTCACCAACTTAACACTCTCCTTTGAATTTATGGGGGAAACTGTTAAATATTATTATAAAGTTCTTAACTGATCTTGTCAACTTAGTGTTTCACCGAATTAAAGAGTTTTTACATGGGCAAAACGTCTACCCATTAATTCAACAGTTGTATTACTACGAGTAATAGTTGCAGCCATATAATCGACGAAATTTGATGCTTGAGATGCAGACATGTTCATTGCAGTTAAACCATCCATTATCTTATATCTAGGCTCTTTATCCTAGAACTCTTATTTTCATAAGAGGATGGGACTATATCATCACCTTCAACTTTACTTGTTAAGGTGTTCGGCGCTCGTGGGAGAAATTATTATTCGCCTATTCATTCTCCTAGTCTCTGAACCTTCCATGTACTTTTATGGCTTTCCATGGCTTGGTTGCTGATTAGCATATTAATTATTAATTTGTAGTATCAATATTAACTTAGCCTTCCAGCAATTCACCGAATGTTTTTTGAATAGTATTTCTACTAAACCGACCAATTTTTTAGTCACGATATCACTGGCAGTGCCGAGTTCAGTGGCACCGATGGTAGTTAAATTTAAAACATCTTGTATTGACGCAAGAGACTCTTGTAATGAAAATCCTGCCATACCCATATAGCTAAAAGCTTCACTCACCTGTACGCTGGTGTACCTAGTGGTAGCTCCGTATTGTCTTGTTGTTTCTGTTAAGACTTCAATATCTTTTCCAGTAACACCCATAATTGCTGACACACGAGCCATTGAACTTTCAAATTCAATAGCATCTGCCATTAAGGAACTGAAATCAAAATTAAAATCTGTAACTTGACTAAAACAATCTAAGATAGTACTTGTTGCATTTTGAACAATATCAACAATTGGTTGTAATTTTTCAGATATATTTTGCAAGTTTTCAAAGAAATTCTGTTTACTAGCATCATATAGCTTTGAAAAAGCAGTTACCATTGTAGTTACTGCTGCAACAACTCCTGCTGCAACTGGTCCAACAATTCCACTTAAAGTTTTAAAAGTAGTTGAAAATGTATTTACTAGAGAACTCATTTCTCCAAAAACTTTGCCAACATCACCTAAATCAGCAAAAGCATTTTTAAGTTCATTTAACTGACCTTCAAGTTTATCAGTTTCTAATGAAACTTCTATAACAACTTTTCCATCTGTTGCCATACTCTCACCTCCTTTTAGGCATAAAAAAAGAACACCGAAGTGTTCTATAAATCAATTAATCTATTAAATCATAATAAGATTCAGACTTTTTAAGATAAGTATTATATTCATCTAAACAATGGCGATAACTTGTATCAAATTTATCTACTCTTTTACTTTGAAAATAAACATAATCGTTATATGCTTTCATAGATTTATTTAAATAATCAAAAGTTATAGCAAAATTATTTTGTTCATCTTTATAACTTTCTTTTAGATTAAGATTTCTTATTTCATTACTTAATCCTTTTGTATTATTAAATATTTTTTTTGATATCTTCCCGCTTATACCACTGTTTATTAACTCTATACTATCATCATAAAGTTTATGATATTTTGAAAAAAGTTTTAATGTTTCACTATCACTTAATACTTGATTTTCTTCAATATTAGAATTTTCTATAGCAACACTACTTTTTTTATTAGTTATTGCACTAATTGCAGCAATTATTATAGCAATACTTAAAAAAGCTATTATTACAATAAAAATGTTTTTCATATTGGACCCCGAGTTTCTTCTCATGCTATATTCCCCCCTATAATAATATTATAGTACAAAACATAACTATTGTCTTAATAATTCTCTAGGATCTTCACCTTTCAATAGCATTTCTGTTATTAATGCTTGTTTTTCCTTTTCCTCTAATGACTGAGGTAAAGCATAAAGTTTTTTCATTTTTCTATAGAAATTCTTTTGTTGTTTATCTTGTATCTCAGATAAATCAATACTTCTATATTCTAATATTTTTATGAATTTACAATCACTTGATAAAGAATTAAATAATGCTTTAAATTTCCACCAGTGTAATCCTTCAATATCTTGTAAATCAATGTGATAATCATGCATAAATGCACTATAAATATAAAAATCATCATGTTCAAAGCTATAGATAGTTTCATTTTTACTAGAGTTTCCACTTTCTTCTGAATCTTCGTTAGTACTAATAATTTCTTTTCCACACTTATAAAATAATAACATTTCTTCAACAAATTGATTAATATTATTATTATTAATATATTTAATTGTATCTATTTCATAACCATAATATAGTTGTAGAGCTTCATTTGATTTTTCTTTTTCACTAATATTATTATTTAGCATTAGTTGTTCAAATAAAATAGAAGTGCGAAAATCCCAGTTAATTGGATATCGCACTCCTTCTATTTCAACTTCAATAGGTAAAAAATCGGTTAAAATATTTATACTCATTAGTTATATTTTTTCTTATTTCTTTCAATAGCTCTACGTTGTTGTCTATTAAGAGAAATTTCTTCCTCTCCGAATACTTCTTCAGAAATAGTAGTAACAGATTTTAATTCTGTTGCAAATGCTTTATCTTGTTCTAATTTAGCTTTTGTTAATTCTTTTATAGCTGCGGTACATTTCATTAAATTGCATTTACCTGAAAAAATATCATAGGTTTTTTCATCTCCGAACAATTCTTCAAATAAGCTAATTATACTTTCACAGTATTTTCTAGCACTTTCAACAGAAAAATCTTTATCATCTTTAAATATTTCTGATATTTTATTGTTTGTTTCTGAAAAAACTGATTCAAAAAATTCTTTTTCATCTAAATCTAAAAAATCAAATTCTAATTCCACACCTAATATATTAAATTTTGTATAATCGTTCATATTTTAACCTCCCTAATTTTAATTAATTTACAGTATTTTCTTTAGCAGTATTACTTTGAGTTGCTGCTTGAGTTGCTGTAAAAGTCTTTGTTTTAACATTAAAAGTTCCTTGTACAATTTTCCCTTTTGCATTTAAACTACCTTCGACTTTTAATTTTTCCCCACCGTCACCACTGAATTTAGAAACTTCATTTGAAACTCTAAATTTTCTTGCTTGATAAGTTCCTTCACTTCCTGAGACAGGATCATACATATCTACACGAACGAAATCTCTTTCTGCAGCTGTTCCTACTTCATGATTTCTACCAGTTGACCATAAATTTTTAATTCCTTTTTCATCTGGTATCATTTCAGAGACATAAGGGAATTTTGTTTCATATTTTGTTACAGAAGAAGATGTAGTTTCATCGTTTATGTAACAAGTTGTATCAATTTGTGCACCAGGTTCTTCATCTAAACTTTCAAATCCATATCCTAGCAATACCCATTCTTCCTCTTCGCTAGTACTGATGTTTAAATAATCTGCAACATCTTTTCTAATTAATGCCATAATATCAAACCTCCTATTCTGCTCTTTTTTCGTAAACCAATTTCATTTGAATAACATAAATTGCTTTATTTGCACTCATTTGCTCAACGTAACCATGAGTCAATACTTTTATTTCTTTCGCCTTTAATGGATAATTTAATTCCGGTAAGATTCCTTCATTATTCTTCATTTCTACCCATTCAGCTAATTTTTCATAAAAACTGATGTTTTTCTCGTTGTTATATGCTTCAACACTTTCTCTACTAGTAAAATCAAAAATTAATTGCCTTTCTGTAGAACCATCAATATAAGATTTTAAAATAGTTTCCGAAGGCGAACCATCTACTGAGTAAGTGCCTATTTCATCACCTATGTAATCAGCAGAAATAGGAGATTTATCGTCTATTAGAGGGCATTTTAAGAAAAAATCTATTATTTTATCTGTAATAGTTCTATTTTCTATTTTATCTAAACTAATTGTCATTTACTTACTTTCCCTCCTATTGTATTTGCAATTTCATTTACTATTGCATCTCCTTCATTAACCCACATACGATTTATCCATTGTTTACCTCTTTTTCCACCACGGTTTAAACCCTCTCTACCCATACCTCTGTTAGTATAAAAGTTAATAGCGGCATATGATTTTGTTCCACCATGATAAGCAGCATATACAATGCTTTTTCTATTTTCTCGAGCAGTATTTTTTAAATCTCCTGATAAATAAGGTACGTATGGGTCAGCTTTTGTTCTTACTAGGTTTACGAGTTGTTTTTGTGCTCTATCTAATTTACTTTTGTCATAGTCTATATTAACAGTAACTTTTGCTTTTAAAGTTGCCATTTTACTCACATCCTAGCTCAAAGTGTTTTGTTAATTCACACTTAGTAACATTGATGATTTTAACTACATCATCATAGTTTTTTTGAATATCATTAAACTCTTGAGAATTTGTAATTTCAATGTCATGTATTCCTTTTAAGAGAATATCTTCTCCTTCGTTGAATGTATAATAATTACTTTTATCTTCAAGTTTACTAAATTTTTTAGGACCTATGTAAGTTTTACCTTCATAAGTCCCATAATTTACAAAAACTAATATTTTATTATCTATATCCGCAGATGAACCGGTTGTCTTTAAAAATTTCACTCCTGTAGCTTGTTGCCAATCGATACCCGTTAAATAAGTTCGGTGATAAATGGGTTTTCGATTTTCATCTAAAGATATATTGAATAAAGTTGCACTGTCTTCGTTATATCCGAACACATTTACCACCTAACCTCTCAATTTAACTACTGCTACAGGTAAAAGTTCCTTGATCTCGTTAGTTATATCATAAGCACCGCTAGAACTAACACTTTCATCAAATGTAGTTTTCTTATTTCCTTGAGAAATTGATTTGACACCTCTCACACTTGAATAATTAACTGCATTAGAAATTAAAAGAAACAGAGCAGGTTGATACTCTGTTTCTAATTGTTCAGCTGTTATAGTTCTATTAAGTCTATTCTTAAAATAAAGTAATAGCTTTTGAGTAGCAAGTTGTTTATGAATGACTAAACTTGATTCGCTTTCGTTAGGAAACTTTTCTTGTAATATAAAATCCAAGTTAGCCATTTAAAACAACTCCTTTAAAATTTTAACTAAATCTGATTTTGTCAGTGTTGTATAGCCTTTAACTTTTTTTTCTTTAGCTAAATTCTTTAACTCATTATATTTTAAAGAATCTAAATCTATTATTTCGGATTTTTCCTCTGAGTTGTCGATATTTTGAACTAATTCATAACCTTCAGCAATATATTTTTTTGCCTGTTCTATGGTTTCTACTGTTCTATGAACATTTTCTTTTTTTATTTCAAACATGAAAGAATCAAACTAACGACTTTCAGATTGAGTAGGTTTTGCATCTTTTATATTAGCATATACCCCCTCTTTTTTGCTTTCTAATACCCATAAATCATGGTATCTTCTGTAGTCCATAGCCCATGCATTTGCACTTTGGTTAGTTTCAGGGTCAAATATTCTCATGATATCTTGTTTAGTTACTGCTAAAGGTAAATCTAAAGGCATGATTAAAAAGTTAACATCTAATCCAGAAGTTGCTTTAATGTATCCGCCAGTAGTTTGACCACTAGTCGAACCATCATATAATTGTATTGCACTGTATAATCTATTTTGTGGAACTGGTATAATTGGGCATCCATCAATAGCTGGAACTTTAGTGTTTATTCCACCTTGAGAAAAAGATACAGATGCTAATTTACCTAATGCAGCTTCTTCTATAGCTAGTTGTGTATCATAGTTACACATAATAACTAGTGTTCCATTATGACATTTTTCTCTTAATGTTTTTATACCTTTTTTAATTTTAGCTATAACAGTTGAATTTGCTACAGTATATCCATATTCTACATTTTCATCATTAGCTACACCCATAGCAGTTGTTGCTAATTTACTTAATCTATAAGCATCTACTTCAGGTATAACTTTAGTTCTTTGAAATTCACCCATGATTGTTGTTGCTGTTAATACAAAGTTAGTTTCATCAACATCTTGAGAATCTATTTGGAATTTACGTCCTCTATCTTGTGTCATTGTGTAAGTTTTGTATTCGTATTTGATAGATCCTTTAGTATATCCGCTATCAGCTTGTCTGTCATAGTTAGCAAGTCCGTCCATTGATAATTGAGGTATTTTAACTTCTTTACCACCTTTATATTTAACTTGACCTGCATTGGCATCCATCCAGCCTGTCAATGATTCATGTACCATTTGTTTGTCTAATGCATTTTGTAAAATTTGAGCATATGATATTGTGTTAGCCATGCTAAACACCTCCTAATTAATTTATTTTTATGACAAGCCTAAAATTTGATTTACTTGAGCTTGAACAGGATCAACAGAATCTCCATTTCCACCACCGCTAGGATTAAACGGATTATTTGTCATATCAGTTTTAAGGACTTCTTGTCCGTATTCACTAAATGCATTAGCTAATTTATCTATATTCTGTTTACTGATATCCATATCTTCACCAACTACAAACTCTAAGAAATTTTCGACTTGTTTTGGATATTTCATTTCTGCTAGATAAGTACGACTTTCTTTGATTCTACCTTCATGAGCTAACTTAGCTTCATTCTCTGCATTTTTCTTTTCTGTTGCAGCATTTTTTTCTTCCATCTCTTTAAGTCTTGTTTCCATAGCTTCCATTTGTTCTCTTTGAGCCTTTTGTTCAGGAGTTTCGTGTTTTGGAGCAGTTGCCTTTTTTATTTCACTTTCTATAATTCCTGGCATCTTTTTAGTTTTAAAACTTTCAACTCCTTTAGATACTGCACTGTCTAATTGAGATTGGTTATATCCTTGTATTGCTTTATTTGTTTCAAGAATATTTTTATAATCTTCAACAGTTAATTTATTTACATCAAAAGGTATTTCTTTAACTTCTGCTATTCCATCAATCCCTTTTAAAATTTCAGTAACATCGGCAGTTTCATCTATATCGTTTAATTTTTCTAACAAATCTTTTTTGATTATCATTGTTTACCTCTTTCCCCATGAAGTACTAGCCCTCATAGTATTTAAATAAGAATTTAGTCCCTCGGAGTACTAGCCCCCAAAGTACTTAGTTTACCCTCGTTTCGGAGCATAAAAATAAGCCCTCTCGGGCTTTTATTATCTTGTTAATTTATATATTTCAGTCAATATTGTATCTGTGATATATTGACTATGCACATAAGATTTGTGATTATACTCATTTATCTTATCGTTGTATAATTGAGCTAACTCAAACCAATCTGCATTTTTACACTTTGCTTTGTTGAATATACTGGCTGCTACTTGGCTTTTTGCTTTATCCTTAGTGAAACTTTTATATATGAAAGTATAATAATTTTCATCATCTTCAGATAAATAATAAGTAGTACCATTTAATTTTAGTTTCTTTAAAGGTTTCTGTTTTGGTCTTTTTATTACTTTAACTTCTATAGCATCACAAGGTAATGATACAAAATCAAATAATTTTTTCATTTAATCATTCTTTATGTAATTTCTATTTATTTCCAAAGATATAAACTATCAAGGGACTTTTTACAAGTACCTTAGAATTGATTTTAGAAGGTTGAATTATGTAAACCTATCTTCTATTTCTTTTCCATTTAGTCTTTTTACTTATTCCTTGCATTCTTCTTACATAATTGCTAAAACTTTCTGACATCCAATCAAACGGAATCATGTAATTCACCTCCCCTGCTTTAGATAGTCCTAATAATTGTTTTATATCAAACATACTATTCCTTCTTTCTTTCTATCAATTCTGCTCTTTTTATATTCAATCTTACTACATAAACAATACTAAGTATTGATAGAACAATACTTGCTATCCAGTCTATAGCATTTGATAGATGTATATGAAGTATTGCTAATACTATTGAAAATATTGTGTATGCTAGAGCGTATACTCCTACAAAGGCATATATGCCTAAAAGGAAATCATAATCTTCTTTTCCATACTTATTTTTGCTCAACTTTGTAATTCTCCCATTTCTTATAAGCATCTATGTACATTTCTTTTTTATCTCCATTGTATGTACATTCATAATACATTCCGTCAAATAAAGTTGTACTTAATAATGCTTTGTTATTTTGTAAAACTTTAGCACACCAAACCATAAACACGTCATCTTTTGTTATTTGCTTGTTATCTGATTTATCTAAATGATTATTCGTATATTTTACAACTTCATCTTTACACCAATCTAAAAATTGTTGTTCGTTCATAAATTTCTCCTTTTATCTCTTTTTAGGTATTTCTTATAATATCTTTTGTAATAAGGTGAGTTTTCACCATATGTTGCTAAATTAAATAAGATGTTTGGACTTATAACCCAGCCCATTCTTACTCCTATTTTAAGTAATAAATCTTTCATGTTGCTCCTTCAATTCTATAGCTTAACTATTTTCCCATCTTTTAATGTATATCCTGTTTTACCTGAATTTCTAAAATCATATATTTTATAAGCTTCTATGTAAACTTCGTCACATATACCAAGTTTAACAGCTAAATCTTTTATAACTAATGCATGGTCTGTACAATAAGCAGCCATATCTTTGTCATTTTGTTTATAATAAAATTTATCTGCTTTCTTTTGTGTTTTAGCCATTTCTTGAGCAAATATATTTATAACTTCTTGTCTATCCATATTATCCTCCTAACAACCTATTATATTTATTCCGTATGCTTTTGCTATTTCATATTCTATTTTACATCCTCTTGCTTTATCCCAACCTTCTCCGAGATATATCATATCTGCTTGAGATAATAGTTGTATTGATTTACCTAAGTACCAAACTGGTATATGTTTATTAATTTCTCCAGGATAATCTTGTAAAAACGAATCTATAAATTCTATTTCTTCGTTTATTTTGGTTTCTATATCTTTTTTTATTTCACTTCTTTTTTCTAATATTTCTTCATCGGTTAATCCTCTCATTGGTTGAGATATAAATACTTTTTTCATTAACATTCTCCTATCATCTTATAACTATAAAGTAACATTTACAGAAGTTGTGCTGTGGTATTAAATCATAAGCTTCTTCAGCAGTTAAAATAGTACCATGCATACTTTCACAATCACTGCATGTTCTTTCTTCTAAAACTGAACAATACATAAATTTTTTATCTTTATTACAATAAATAAAAATATCATTTGCTATTCTACTAAGCTCAGATATCAATATTCCTCTTGCTCTTTTTCTACTCATCTTTTGTCTTTGTGTTAGCCATGATGCAATATTGTATAAATTCTTCTTGTTATAAGCTATTTTCAATCTTTTTTTAGTTCGATTATTTATTTTAGCCATATTGCTTTGTATTCTTTGCTTATACGTTTTACCTTCGTATTTTCTATTTAATATTTTCTGCTTTTCTTCATTGTCTACAAAATATCCAAAATACTCTACAATTTCTTCAAACATTTCATCAAAGAAGTTATCTATTAAATCTTCAAGCCATTCATCTTCGTTATTAAGCATTGATAGAACTGATATAACAAGAAATCTTTCAGCGCTTTCGTAATCTTTTGATGTTTTTTCTATTTGATAAGCAAAATTAGCAGTTTCCATTAACTCTCTAATCTGCTTATCTGTTTTATTCATCTTTTTAAGATATTTTTCAAGTTCCTGTTCGGCCTGATTATATGCTTTTTCCATGAAACTTTTAGTTTCTTCAGCATTTCTATTCTTCGATGTTTGTTTCTGTGTGTTGGTGTTTATCGCCATACAATTCACCTAAACTTTCATCTTCCCTCTTCATTTCTTCTTCATATTCTCTTGCAATTTGTCTTTGTTCAGCATCTAAATCTACTATAAATCCAAATCTACTTGATGCTGTTCTCTTAGAAATAACTCCAGGAGGAACTTGACTAAGCATTTGAGCTGTAGCTAAATCATCTTGAGGAATATTTGCAGTATAAATAATTTTTATTTTTTTCCAATCAAAATTCTTTGCTTTAAAGTAATTTATATAATTACACCAAAATTTCAATCTATTTGTAACTATATTTGAGTGAGCATTTATTTGAAGGGCACATTTATTTTCCAGTGCTATTAATCTACTTCTAAGTGTAATTCCGCTTAAATTTGATTGTAATCTTTCGTTATGATTTATATGACAACTTATTTGATACATATCGTCTTTATATCTATCCAGTGTATTTTGCACAAAAGTATCGTTAATTTGCTTAATTAACCATTGAATTTTACCTTCTTTACCTACCATTAAGATGCCTTTTTTCTTCATTTCTAAAATTGGATCTATTTTCGTTTCTTCTCCAGTTTCTTCATCAACAACTATTTTTTCTTCTTCAAATTCACAATCTGTCATAACCATATATGCGTTTCTAAAGTCTGAAATTTCATTTCCTAAGTCAGATAAATTAGTTTCATAAGCATCTTGTAATCCCTTTAAGTCTTTATATAAACTATCTTCTGTCAATTCTTCAGTTAATTTTCCTACAGAAACAGGTATTATACCAAATCTATGGTTTGTTGGAGGTTCAACTTGGTTAAACTCTCTGTCTAAATGATAAATACATTTTTTTGTATAAACATCTATATGATAAACATCTACATCTAAATGTTCTACTTTCACATCCATATAAAATAAAATATTATCATATTCATCTTGATATGCATATCCTGTTAAAGGAGTCGAAATAATGCTTTTAAATCCTTCTTCATCATATCGATAAATTTCAAACACTTTTGTAAATATAACCATGTATTTCATTAAGTCACTGTCATGATTTTTATTCCATAAAGCCATAGTTGATGTTAATTCATCCAATAAACCTGGTTGTTCTTTACTTTCATAAGTAATAGGATTTCCTACAGTATAAGAGACCTCTTCCTTTACAAATTTTTTGAAAAAATTTGTATTTACTTTTAAATTCGACCTTTGTGTAATTGTTTTGTAGTCGGCCATAGCATCTGTATTGCCTTTATAATAGTCATACATTTTTTGATATTTATGTAAATCAGACTCGAAACATTGATACATATATCTGACAAAATTTAAATGATCAGGGATATTCAAATCTAAAGTCATTCCTTTTTTTAGACCATCTACGATTTCTGCTATAGTCTGCATTATTTTCGGCCTCCTTTTTTATTTATATAATTATTCTTAGTTTTACTTTTTTTAACTTTTATTAAATCTTCAATAAATTTTATATATTTTTCATCATTTGAAACTCTTGCATGACTTTTAAGTATATATAAGTTATTCGTTTTAGGTTTTCTTTTGTAAATTACATTTTTTATTACTATTTCTGCAATAGTTCTAGAATTTAAATGAGAATGACCATTTTCCCATTCTTTTTTCGTATTATATACAATAAATCCAATCTTTTTGTTACTTTTTACTTTCAGTATAATAAATTCCTTATTTTGGTATATTTTTTCCGACTCGGTATAATTTGTTTTATTCCAGTTCGGTTTTTCTTTCATTAAACTTTCAGATTCCCATAATTCTTTAGGAACATCATAAACACTTATAACTTCATCGATAGGCTTATATTTTTTCATTTACACACCCAATCTCCTTCTATCCATGAACCTAATTATATTTTTTGTTTTTATTTTTAGTATTTTATTTGCAAAATCAGAAACAACATCTGCAGCATCATCATGTAGTGTATATGCTGTTCCTTGAAAGTCTAATATCTGTTCTGTAAATGCTTTATTATTATCTGCAAATATTATTTGGCCATTATTAACTGGATCTTGTATAGTTGCAATACGATTATCTTTATTTTTATTATTCATATCATTAATAAATATTAAATTTCTTTTCTTTAGTTCAGGTATCTTTTCAATCATTTGTTGTATAGTAGTTACATCTGAACCTAAGTAGGTATTTCTTTCTATAGATATATGAGTTATATCTGTAAATTCTAATAAAATATCAATAATTGTATTACAATACTCTGTGAAACTCATTTTTTCAAGTACCATTCTTCTGATATATTTAAAGTCATTTTCTCCTAATGAACCTACTATCATTGCAAATGAGTCAGTTTTCTTTTTCTTATTAGAAGAATTATCTCCCGCTGGGTCAACACAAAGCATTGTTTTTAAAAAAATATGGTCCTCTATTTCCTCTACTGATTGAGTTCTTATAGATTTAAACCATTTTTCACCTATACTACTAGCATCATTCATTTTTTCTGACATAAATGATTTTCTATTACTCCAGTATTTAACTGCTATATCTATAAAAAAATCCCATTTTTCTTCCCATAAAACAGGATATTTCATTTCTTCTTTATGTTTTTCATAAAATTTTCTAGCTTGTATTTGAGGATCTTCTATTTTATCGTCAAAATAAATCTTTTTACATTTAATCCATAAATCACTTTCAAATATATCATCTATTGTTTGGCCATCTTCTAATAAAACAGCTCTATTCATAATAGTATGATAATCTCTATTTCTGCTAAGTTTACTTATTAAGCAATCAATATGTAAAACAGTTCCTATACTTACAAACTTAGTTGCTGATTTAACTTTTTTACCTTTTCTAAATACTGCAGTATCTCCAACTTCCTCTACTTCTTTACACCATCTATTCCATTTCTTTTCTCTAGCATCTTCAGTTATAACATCAACTTCGGATTGATAATCCATTTTGTTATCCTAGTGGCTTTTTATCCTCTAGTTCTATATGTTTCCATATAGCTCGGCATACATTTTCACCCTCGTTTAACGTTAGGTTCTCAGATTACTCTATAAATAATCGTGTCGGTGGCTCGTGGGCATATTATATTCTATACTTTTACATAATAATAAAAGCATAGGTTCAATGCCTATGCTCTGCGTGTGTTATCAGCTTTTAAACTGTAACTTCCCCTAGTATTACCTTGTTTAATATATTGATATATGTAAAGTTTTTATCATCTGTAAAAAATGGAATTTCTATATATTTAATATTATTTTTTTTACAAAATTCAATTTTAATAGCATCATGTTTTTTAGTAGTTATTAATTTTTTCTCTGCTTCTTCTTCAGTACATCCTCCAAAATAAGCTTTTTCGTAATGTTGTCTACCATTAACTTCAATAACCATTTTTAGTGATGGTATGTAGAAATCAAAAGGCAGAGGTCTTTTATTTTTGCAATTATCAAATTTATACTCTCTAATATATTCAATATTATTTTCAATAAGGTATTTTTCAACCTTTTGTGATAGTCTAGAATTTTGTTTATTATATTCGTTACATTGAGGACAACATCTTCTTTTTTCTAGATTAGTCCAAAATACTTTCTGTAAACCATGGTAAGGACATTCAAATTCAACTATAGTACTTCTTGTTCCTTTTTTTGTATATCTTCTTATATACTTACAGCCTATTTCTTCAACTATTTTAATTACTTCTTCTAATGGTTTCTTAGCAATCCCTTTAGTTATATATTGAGAAGGTACTCCTTTTACCTCTACAGTATTAGAACATGATTTACATAAATGAAATTTATCCCTTTTAAAAGAATCCCAAGTTCTTTCAAATTCTTTACCACATTTACATTTAAATTTTAATTTTGTTTTAGCATTTTTATATTCAGTTGATAACAAAATACATTCAGAATTGTTTTCAACCCATTCTTTTACATATTCAAAAGTTAATCTCTTCATAACAATCACCTCTTAATTATATTATATCATAATCAGATTGAAAGTTATATCATTATCAATATTAAATTTAGGCTTCTACATTAATTCCACCGATTCTATAAGTTATATTTCTATAACCTACGGACAATTATATTTTTATCCGCTATAACAACAGTAGGCCTTACACCTCCCCAGTTAGCACCACGAACAGAAGTGGTTGACCCTACTGCCCTTATATATGTGTCATTAGTAAACTCAATTTCACCTGAGTTAACCTTGTAATAATCTTTCGAATTAGGCTTTTTACCTTTTAAATCTATTAAGTTTCCAAATACATCTTTTATAAGCTCATTTTCTAAAAACTCTTTCTTTATAGAATTTAAGAATTGCTCGGCATCATCTGCAGTTTTGGCTCCTAATAGAGTAAACTTTGATTTTTTATAGCAATGTAACCATATTGCAAGTGTTTTATCGCATATGGTTGACTTAGCAAGTCCTCGAGGCTCTACTATATTAAGTTTGTCGTATAAATCCTGTACAAAGGCCTCTGAAAGAACTCTCCATATCTTATAATGTTCCTCACATAATTCCCTTGCACTGTTGTCATCACTTGGTACGAAAGTCGTTCTAAGAAAATATAAACTAAAAAATGTTATATCCTTTTCTCCGATTACCTTTGCAACCTCGTTAGGAGTGTATTTCCTTCTAATATTATCCTGATTTTTAGGAAAATATTTCTTTAGATATTTATCAATCAAATATAAAGAGTATTTATTATCATTAGGAAACTCTATATCATCAAAATAAATCATCTAACCTCTCCTTTCTGAATTTATTTACATAAAAAAGAGCAGCTAATTAACTACTCCTTTATATTTTTCTTATTTACATATTTTCTCTTTGATTTATTTTTCTTCTTTTTAGGAAAAATCTTTTCTAGTTTGCTTTTAGTCATTGCTCTACCATTTAAGTAGCAAATAACTTCTTCTTTTTCTTTTTTATTTCTGAAATTTTTACCTTTTTCGTTTTCTTTCATAGATATTCCCCTTTATTTATTAATGGCGGAAAGGATAGGATTTGAACCTATGCACCTTACGGTCTAGAAGTTTAGCAAACTCCCCTCTTAACCACTTGAGTACCTTTTCTTATAAAATGGTAGTAATAGTTGGACTTGAACCAACGACCTTGCGCTTATCAGACGCACGTTCTAACCATCTGAACTATATTACTATAATGTTTTGGCTGGCCTAGTGAGATTCGAACTCACAACAAACCATGGTCCGTAGCCATGTGCTCTATCCGTTGAGCTATAAGCCAATATTCTATTTAGAAGGCTCGAGATTAAAGCCTTCTGTAGACACCTTTCGCAGCATTATTTATTCTCTGCTTATCCACGTACCTAATACGTATTGTCCATGACTGGTTGTATTTTTATAGTGCCACAAAACCCTAACACGAGGCACTCTACTATAGTACTACTCAACACTTCGTATTCTGTCTGCCTTGCGAGCAACAAAGGTTTGCAAAACCACCATGCAACTTCATGTTAAACGATTCACCCTTGGGAGGTGTCACGCACTAGATTATATCATGCAAGGATATTCTAGTATTAAGCCACTTTCATACTATAAGGGAACAGACTTTTCCTTTTATTGTTTTGTTATCATAGACAATTTATCATCCAAAATTAATATTCTCTATGCCTGTATAAATCTGAATTAAATTTGACAGACGTTGTGCTGTTCCTGAAGATTCGTTTCCTTTTGAGACACGAAATACTTCACAACATCAGTGTGTTTCATTGAATTCTTACTCCACGTTGTTAATACATACTCCAGCCCTTTCACTGTTTCACTATTAACAATGGTTAGTGCCCTTTGTTATCAGCATCGGACTATATAACCTCCTGATTATGTCTCGCTACATGACCAATTTGGCGTGAGGTAAATTATTCAGTGCCACCTGAAAATCTTCGATATACGGTTCGCCTTTTCGAAAACTGTCCCTCTTGGGTTACGTAGTTATCTCCACTACTATCAATTCATGAAGACGTTGGACATTCAGTTCTGCTTAGATGGACTAGTTTAACTAGCGACATGTAGTCAGCATGCCTTTACACTGCTCACACAATGCTATCCTAAAGATACTAAGCTACCTAAAATAGATTTAGATTTATTTTTTAAAACACATACATGGCTGGGCGTAATAGATTCGAACTATTATTCCAGGAATCAAAATCCTGTGTCCTACCTTTGAACGAACACCCAATATTTAACTGATAATTATATTCTAATCTCCCAACAATACTTTTTCAATCGGAACATATTCCTAATAAAAAAAGCCAGATTTCTCTGACTTTTAAAATGTATTATTTATTTTCTTATTGATATTCTTTCATTCTTCTAATTAGTGTAGCTTTGCTTATTCCTGTTACTTCTGTAACTTGCTTATAACTCATGCCACTTTGCTTTAGATCAATGGCATGCTTAATTTGTTTGTTTGAATACTTTTGCGGTCTACCTTCTGTAAAATCTTCTCTTTGTTTTGCTATCGCCTTACCTTCTTTTGTTCTTTCAACTATCATATCTCTTTCAAATTCAGCAAATGCAAGGAAAATAGTTCTTGTTAATTTTCCATTAGGTGTATTATCCATTAATCCTAAGTTTACTATATGAACTTTTATATCTTGTTCTAGTAACTTATCTATTATGCTTAATCCGTGTATTGTACTTCTAGCAAATCTGTCTAATTTAGTTACTACTAATGTGTCTCCTGGTTTTAATTGTTTAAGAAGTTTATCGAAATTTTTTCTATCTTCTTGTTTCTTTGTTCCAGTAAAAGAATCAACTACGATATTTTCTTTTAAACATCCATTTGCTAATAGTATTTCTGTTTGGCCTTCTAATGAGTTACCATCTTTCTTTTGTGAATAAGTACTAACTCTTGCATATCCGTATTTCATATTTACAACCCCCTATGATTTATCTTTTATACTTATATTGTATCATAAGTCTTAAGAGTTGTAAACCTAATTATAAAAATTTAACTTTTATTTTTAACGTTTAAATATACGCAAATGTATATCCATAAGTTGTTTTTTGTTTTCCTTGTAACACTTTTTCTATGCTTTTTCTTGGAATATCAAGTTTTCTTGCACAAACTCCTATTCCTTCAATAATTTCTTCTGAATTATCTTTTAAATTTGTTGCTTTAATAGTTTTCTTAGGAGTAACTTTTTTACTATATTTAGCTTTTATTGCTAATATAGAAGTATAATCCTTACTTTCTATATATGGAATTAACTGTTGTTTTACATTTATAGCATCTTCTTCTGTTTTAAAATGACCTATTGGTATCTGATTTCCATTAAAGGTTATTCTTAAAAACCAGCTTTTAGCTTTAACATCATAATTAATGCCTTTTACATCAGATTTATACATAGTAGTATTTTTCTTGTTTCGCATATTATGTAAAAAAGAATAATCTATTTTCTGTCTTTCACGCATTTTTTCATATGTTTTTCTGCAACAATCCATATATTTTTCCATTTCAATATGTGTTGTTATTCCTATTTGTTTACCTTTTAAAAACTTTTCTTTATTTCGCAAATCATTAACTTCTTTAAAAATCAAAGAAAAATCTTTAACATTGCTTTTTTTTAAAATTCTTTTAATTGTATCTTGAGAAAGTTTATATTTTTCACTAATTTCATTAAGTAAGTATTTTTTAGAATATAAATCTTTAACTATATTTTCATTTCTAGTTTCTTTATTATTTATAATTTTAAGTTTTTCATTTAAATCAGATCTAACATCTACCCATGAATTAAGATATTTAACATTATAAATAACTTTTTCTCTTACTCCAGTTAATCTAGCTATTTTCTTTATAGAGATTGGATTATTTTCTAGTTCCGATAACATTTCTTTAACTTTAGCAATTTGATGTTCTGTATAATCACTTCTTTCTCTAGTTACCTTCTTTAAATTTTCTAATCTTTTCTTTCGTATTTCCTCTGGAATCTCATTTAAAAAATAATCTCCACCTTCTGTCATATTAAATCCATTATTATAAGTATCATATTTTTTTATATAATACTTTTCTAAATCATTTAAAATGTCAAGTTCATCACAATAATGTATAGCTTTAAACTTAAAAGCACCTTCTCCATATTTATTCCAACTTCTTTGAAGATATTCATTGTCATGATTTCCTCTGTTCAAAGCACTTATATGACTTTTCCATCTTTTTTCAAAATCTTGAATTGTTTGCCCTATATACATATCGCCTGTTACTACATTTGTTATTGAGTAAATTCCAAAAGGCATTCTCTTACCCCCTTATCGAAAGTTTTAAAAAAATTTTTGTGGAATTTTTTGAGATTTTGTTTTACTTGTTATCCCTCAGGTTTCAAAAAATATATTGCAACACTATAGCCCTTGGCGCACGCGTTGAAAATACTGGGGTATAGAATGCACCGCCCTCTTACCTGGAGTACCCTACCCCACCGAGAGACCCTTGTTTTGCCTTGTTACTTATGACACTAAGTTATAAGACAAGTAAACATATTGATATTACTTACTGTGTCAAAGTGTATCATAACTTATAAGTATTGATACCTTATAGAGTACTATTAATGCTGTTGTCTTTTACTATACTGGTCTTACTGTTCACTCTATTGTCTTATACCCTCTGTGCGCCCCTCTAAGACGTTGCGCTTTGTCTTGTTTGTCCTTATTCTATTGGTAATATATTCCTTGTCTTAATAGTTGTTATAGCTTAATACTATTAAAATGACTATTCCAACAGATTTTCAACAGCGACACCTCTTAAATACGGACCGCGATAAGCGCCCACATATAATCCCCTACGATATTTCACTATCTTTTATATCTATTACATTCCCTTCTATAACATCTGAATCATTAAAGTCATCCCAAGAAGGTTCATTATTATTTTCTTTTTCAGTTTCAGGAGTAATAACTGTTTTAGTTTCCACTTTTGAAATTGGAGCGCCAGCCAATCTATTAAGTAAGTATATGCTTGCATCTAGTCTAACCTTCTCGCTCTTAGCTGATCTTGATAGGTCGAGAATATTTTGTAAAAGTTGATTAGAGAATTTCATTATACGATTGTCAACTTTATTTTTAGCAACTTCATATTGTCTATCAAGTTCTTCCATGAATTCTGGTCTTTTCTTCCAGCGCATTATAGTTTTTTCACAAACATCTAATTGGTCTGCTACTTCTTTATTAGTTGCACCATACACTAATAATTCTGCTGCAATTAATTGGTCTTCTGTTAACCTAGAATCTTTTTCTCGTGGCATAATCAATTACCCTCCTTCCTTTTTATTTCTTCTCTTAAGTGATAATATAAAATTTTATGGACCATTGAAGGTGATTCTTTTCTATCACATGCAATAATATGAAGATTATCGAATTTGGCCATTAATGAAATTACCATAGCCGCGCTAGCGTTAGGATGAACATGGCTTATATATTCACCTTTTAAAAGTTTGATATAATAATCCTTGTCTTGTATAAGCAAGAATAATTTAACTCCTGCTTTTTTTGCTCTTTTTAGTTCTCTTATAAAACGGTTATCTTTATTTTCGTCTTTTATTGGATCCATTAAGTTTCCTAGCAGTTCATCTAATCCTGCTTTTCTTTCTATTAAAATATTAGGTATATATTCTCCTTGATATCTAATAGCATAATCTCCAGTATCTAATTTTTCTCTAGTGGCCTGTATTCCATTTTTTATAAGAGTGTCTTGGATTAATGTATCTTGTTCTCTTGTATCGCATATAATTTCGTAATCTTCATTTTTTATTTTCATATTATCCCCTTCTATAAGCTAAACATATTGAATTTGCAACATTTATAGAGGTTTATGCCGTAGGCAATTAAGAGAAATTCTGTTCTGTATATAATATATAAGAGTTAAGCACCTTTAAAAGTCTTATAATTATTAGAAAATCAATATTTTAAAGTTTTTTTATACTATCGGTTCGAGTTAGGTTTTTGGATTAATTTTGTCGGTTCGAGCTGGGTTTTTTATAATACTTATAAGCATAAAAAAATAAGGGTTAACTAATTTCCCTTATTTAAAAAAACAATAATTTATTATTTCTCTTATTTCTTCTGTGTTGTTTCCTCCCCAAATTACGAGAGGATTTATTATATAATAATCTTTTGTTTTTTCTCCTGCATATACTTTTGAGTATGCAAATAAATAATATTTATGCCCATCTACCTTTATATGAAATTTTCTCAAACTGTCTCTAAAAAGATACATTGAATTTTGTTTTGTACTTAACCCTAATAATTCACAAATATCTTTTAAACTTAATTTATCTAGCCTTCCAATATCAACTTCCAAAGGATTTTTACATAATATATTTAATTTCCAATTTGCATAAGGTATTAATTGAAATACATAGGATAAAGTTTTATGCTGCCTAATTGTAGTATGTTCATACAAATATCTAGTTGTATTAATCATTATTCTTACATACTCTTTATTTTTATAAAAATTTTCACCTTTACTAAAATACTTAGGATTTAGATAAAACTTTTCTTCTACTTCAAAAATAAGATTGTGTTTTTTCATATCACTTAAAAAAGCTAAAAAAGCATCTCTTTTTAATCCTAGTTTTTGTTGAATCTCTTTCTTTGTCATATGCTCTACTTTATTGTTTTTTTTATGTAATATAAGCAAATTTTCTTTTCTGTCATTATAATCAATATATGTAGCTAAATAAATTATTCTTGCTATATTAGCTCTGTCAATATCCAAATCGTAGAAAAGTAACTTTTTATTTACATAAAACATATGAACAAAGCCTCCTTGCTTGTTGCAATACTTCTTTAAATCATTTTTTCTATTAATTAATCTTTTCTGTTTCGGAGTTAACTTTTTAGATTGTTTCTGAATAACTAACTCTTCATCATTTTCTATTTTAAAATTATCTAGGAGATCTTCTGTTTCTGAGTTTACTATTAAAACATCTTTCATTTCACATATCTCCTTTTTCAAAATAAAAAAGACAGTCCTGAAAAGACTGCCTTTACTTTGATACAATTAATGCATCTTAATATAATTATAGCATACTTTTTTTAAGTTTTAAATGAATTTTAAATACAATGTTTTAATTTAATCAAGTTTTAATAAATAGCAAATTTTTGGTAATTTAAGCATGTTATAATTGAAATAAAGGAGGTGTAACATTAAGTGAATAATACACAAATATTAGCTAAACACTGTAAAAAAGTTGAAGTAAAAGAACTTAAAGAAAAAGATAATTGTTTTTTGTGTGGTTGTGAAATAAAAAAAGGTATTCCTGTAAAAAAAGTTATCAGTAGTAATTTTACAAACTTTGAATTCTGTAAAAATATAAATGGTAATAATTGCTGTCAAGATTGTGCATCAACTATAAAAAATGCTGATTTAAGAAAAAATAGCTTTGTTGCGGATAAAGATAATCTGTATTTGCTAAAGAAAAACGATATAGAGAATTATTTATTTGACTTAGACAAATATGTAAAAGGTGAATTCGTAGTAGGCATTACTGTATCATTTAAAAAACATAATTCTTTTAGATGCAGAGTCAATCAAGACACTTTGAAGTATTATATAAGACAAGAAGACAAAGAATTTCTGTTTGATGTAAAAGAAATGAAATATTTGTATAGCAAACTTAATGAGGCTTATTTGCAATTTTCAAAAGATGAAATATTATCAGGAAACTATTCAACTATTGCTATTGAACAATTTGGATTAGATAAATTTATCGAATATGAAACTTTATTTAGAAAATACAGAAAATCATATCAATTTGAGCTACTTGTATATATTCTAAATTCAGAACGTAGAAATGAATATATAAAACAAAAACAGAAAGAACAAAAAGAACAAGCAGCTAAATTAAAAGCTATTAAAAAGCAATCTAAAAAAGGGGGAAAATAATATGGATAAAAACATACAACAATATTGTGTTTCAACATTATCTGAAATTTGGGCGCAAATAGATTGGGATAAAGTAAAAGGTAGCAGAGCACTTGGTATTTGGGATGAATTTACAGCTAAAGTAAAATCTACTGCTATGACTACTACTAGTTATGAAACTTTTGTAGAAAAACTTTGTAGAAAAATGGACGTAAGAAGTTTAAGATTTGCTATGATTAGTGAAATTTCAGAATTGAGCGAAGATATAAAAAAACAAATATTAAAATGTTTTAGATCAGAAACTCAAATTATAATTTTGAAACTTAGACTTCAAAATCAAATAAGAAAAGAACAAATGCAAAGAGAAAAAGAAGCAGCTGCAAATAAGGAGGATTAGAGAATGAAAAAAGATATAACATTAAAATTGTTAAGCCCGCTTATGCATTATGGGGACGAAAGAATGGGTACTATGCAAGTAGCTAGATGTATGAAATTTGAATATAACGGAGAATTTATAGATATACCAGTTTATAGTGGAAATGCTTTTAGAGGAATTATGAGACGTATTGCAATGAGAGTTTTCTTAGAAAAAATAGACATAGCAGAAGAAGGCATAAGTCCTAAATTATATTATTTACTTTTCACAGGTGGAACTCTTACAGGAGGCGGGCGCTTTTGTGAAATAGGTGAAAAAAGAGAAATGAGACGTTTATGTATTCCACTTAGTTTATTTGGAAGTGCAATTGGAGATCAAATTCCAGAAGGTAAAATGAAAGTCGGAATTTTCAAACCTATTTGCCAAGAAACAGCTGAGTATACAGGGAAACCTAGTAATGTATCTTTTTATGACATGTTAGATGAAATATTCTATACTAGACACGATGATCTAAAATGCACTAATTATGATTTAATAAAAGATTCAGAAGATAAAAAGGATAAAAAAGATAATCCTGTTCAAATGAAATATGAAATGCAAGCATTAAGTGCTGGAACTAACTTAGTTTCTTCAATTGTAATAGAAAATTCTAATGACATAGAAGAATCTTGCTTAGAATCTATAATAGAAAAATTCAAAGAAATGCCTTTTATAGGTGGTAAAAGTGCTACAGGACATGGTGAAGTTGAAGTATTTTATGAAGGTAAAAAAGGTTCTGAGTTATATTATAATCATCTAGAACAAAACAAAGATGAAATAAGGGAATGGCTTAGAAATTTAGAAGGGAAATTATAAAAATGACACTTGATAATTTCTTAGAAATAGGTTCAATATGGTCTGCCTCTAATCAATTTCTCAGAAAATTACAAAACTCAAAAGAAATTGTTAAAGAACAACTATTAAAATATGATAAACCGTATATTTGTTTAAGTGGTGGTAAAGATAGTGTTGTAATGGCCTTTTTAATTGCTGATGTAATACAACATGATATAAAAGATTATAAAGGAGATATTATATTGTGGGGGCATGTTAGTGATGCATCTTATCCAGGAACAATTGAAACTATGGAAAAAGTATCTAGTCAAACTGGAATAAAACTTGTTCTAGATACTTCTCCAGTATCTGCTTTTGAAGTTTTGGACGATTCTGTTGTAAAGCAATTCGGTAAACAAGGTTATTTCTTTGATGCTATAGAAAATTGTATAAATACTTACGAAAGAAATTTAAGTTTTATAGGTGTAAGAGCATATGAAAGTAGAAGAAGGATGAGAGCAGTAAAAGCTCATGGTATGACTTTTACTTCTAATGTACCTACATTCTGTAATATATGCTATCCTCTTGCTTGGTATAAACTAGAGGACGTTGCAGCATTAACTTATATGTATAATACTCCTATTCACCCTGTTTACTCAAAAGTAGATACTAGATTAAAATATAGTTGCACAGATGAAGGCTGGATAAGACTAGGTTATTTAACTGCTAAAGATTTGTTAAATCAAGGTTCTGCAGTATTTATAAAAAGAAATTATCCTGAGCAGTTTGAAAAGTTAGCTCAACATTATCCTGAAATAAGGAACTATATTTAAAAGGGGGTTGAAAATATATGTTTAAAAACTTCAAAGTAATAGCACATTTAGGAAGCCCTCTTTGTGCTATAGATGATATCATATTAGATTCTGTTATAAGTGCTGCAATGTACAAAGATTTACTTAAAGATGACTATTATTTTGGTTCAAATAAGTACGGAACAAAAGAACAAATAGATAGTATGCTATCAACAATATTAGATAAGCAATATGGCATTTATTGTACAAGTTATGGTTTTGGAAATGACAGAGAAACTATTTCTAGTTGGTCCAAAAGGTTTGATGTAAAGAATGATGATCTAATAAAATTTACTGGAAAAGCTAAACATAGAGTTGACTTAGGAGCTGGATACTTTAAAAATTATCATATACCTATAGTTTTAAAGTCAGTAAAGACTTTGACTTTCTATGTTAGAGGTGATATGGAAAGAATTAAATATTTATTAGAAAATTATATTTTTTACCTTGGCAAAAAACCTTCACAAGGTTACGGAGAAATTAGATATTGGGAATTTGAAGAAATTAAAGATAATATAAGTGTATTAAATAAAGAAAATAAAAATATGAGAAATATTCCTTTTGATGAAATTAGTGATATACTCGAACAAAATGCTAGTACGAGTAAAAACAAATCAGAAGATTTTACATTTAATCTAAAAAAAATGCCAGTAATCCCACCTTATTGGAGACCAGATTGTAAAAAAGTTTGTGTGGTATAAAATAAAAAGCTAGGAGACTTAAAGCCTCTTAGCTTTCTTTACATTCATTTTCAATTATTCTATAAATATGTTCAGCCAACATTCTTTTACTTGGCTTACTAAGAAAAGTATCATATCTGTATAGAACTTTCTTACTTTTTAATAAATCAGAAATAACCATTCCTATTTCTATATTTCCGTTATTATAAATAATTCCCATTAAATAATCATCTTCTAAATCACAAAATTCTTTTGCAATTTCATAGCATTTTCTTTTTGATATTTTTTTCATACTATTTCTCCTTTACTCTGATTCAACACAATCGAAATGTCTAAACATTTCAGTTGCTTTTTCTTTGTTTTCTTCACTTTCTTTTACAAATCTTAATAAACCACCTACAAAGTAATCAAAATCTCTCCAACCATCTTCGTCATGGTAACAATGTAAAAATGTATGTTTTTTACTTTCATCTAAATAAAATCTTACTTCATATATATTTTTTCCTACGTCTGCTGAATGATGTGTAATTTCTTTTGTAAAGTTATTTTCTAGATATTTATATATATCCCATTTGTTAACTTCGTTAAAGAATTTTTTTCTATTTATTACTGTCATTTTCTTTTCCCCTTCCTTTTTACCTTCTTGAGCTAAGAAAGATAAACATAAACCTAATTGAGCTTGATAATCTACTTCTGGATATTGTTCTTTTATTTCCTTTGTCATTTTATGAGCTTCTTTCATTAAATTTCTTTTCATCTTTCTTACCCCTTTTCTTATTATTTATTATACTTATATTGTATATTAACCCCCGTTTATTGTCAACCTTATTTTTAATTTTTTATTTTTCTCATAAAAATAGACTAGAACTATCAGTTTTACTCTAATTCTAGTCTTATATTGATTTTAATTTTCCATTTTTCTTATAATTATTCTATCTCTATCAAATGATAACTCTATCTTTCTGTTTTCTTCATTGATTCCTAATTCATTTAACCAACTTTTAGGAATTGATGATACTCTAGCAGATGTATTTTTAAACTCTGCTAATACGACTTTGTTTTTTATTAATTCAAAGAGTTTAACTCCTAGAATTTCCTCCAGTTGTTTTAAAGTTTCTGGTCTTGGAGTTCTATCTCCTCTTTCATATTTTTTTATAGTATCTACAGATACTTCTAACAACTCAGCAAGTCCTTTTTGAGTTAATCCCTTTTCTTTTCTTGCTGTTTTTATTTTTTCACCCATTGTCATTGTTCTATCTCCTTTTCTATTTCTCTTAGAATTCTATCTCTATTTGTAGTATTTATATATCTTATTTTACTGTTTTTATCCTTATTTTCTATAACTTTATAGTACATACCATGAGAATTTACTTTTGTATTTATGAATATGTAATTTTTACCTTTAAGTAAAGCAACATCAAAGTTTTCTACACCTGCAGCAATAAAGGTCCAATTAGGTAAAACTTCCTTCATTGTATTGATCCAGTTATTAGTTCCACCAAAACAAATAGCATTCAAATTATTTAACTTATCTATATCGACCTCATTATTAGTAGGCGGAGTATCTTCACAATTAGATAAATTAAACATTAAATTTCGTAACTGATGTAATTCATCTTCTACATCTGGTTGATTTTCGATAGATTTTAATAAGTGATTATTTTTCTTTTCTAATCGAGTATTTTCTTCAACTAGTTTCTTAATCTCTTCGTCTAATTGTTTTTTTAGACGGGCATTTTCTTGTTTTAAGTCGTTATTTTCTTTTCTTACTCGACTTAATTCAGATTCTTTTTTCTCTATTAATTCTTTTAAATCCTCATTTAAATTAGAAAAACAATATCTTTTAGCTTCTTTATATGCTTTAAGTAAATATCTAATTTGTAAAGCAGGACCTAAAAATTTATATAATTCTTTATAGTCCATTTCTTTATGTGTTAAATTCCAACAACAAATTAATTCTTGAATTTCTTTATCTTTTAGTTCGTTATTTATCAAAGAAGGTAATGCTATATCCTCTAGATCATAAATATATTCAAACGAAACATTAAATATTTGTTCTTCTGTCATTTTTTCAAGCATAATTTTACCTTCTTCTAAAATTACATAAGTAAATCCGTTAAAATTAAATTCTGGATATATGTTTTTAAATTTAAGTTCGATATCTTTTAACTCTTTTTTATCTTCTTTACTTATATTTTTATATAAAATTGGATAATCTTTTGCAAGATATTCATTTCTGACTAATAGTGAATTACAAAAGTCTTGGTATAATCCATCATGAAAATTAATTTCTTTACCTTCTAATTGTGCTAAAACAAGTACCGCTAATAAAAATCCATCTATTTCGTTATTTTTAAAAAATTTAGGATTATTTTGCTTTAAAAAATCACTCAAATTGACAATATTAGAGTTTTTAACTAATTGATTTGACTTTTTATAAGTCATTCTTAAAAGCCATGATGTGTTTTTTACATCATCATCTAAAATAATTCCCAATGCTTTTTTAAAATAAAACTCTTGTTCAATCGTTCCATCAAGCTCGATTTTGTAATATTTATGATTTCTAGCTAATTTAAGGTATTTCTCTTTATTTTGACTATATAGCTTATCTATATGTTTATAAGCTATTTTACTTGTTGCTAAAACTTCACATAAAAAATACGTGATATCTAATTCCATTCCCTTTCCTTCTTGCATGTTTTATACCTCCAGTCTCCTTATAGATGCTAAAAGCCCAGCTTTCGCTAGGCTACATTCTTTTTGTAAAACAACTACAACCTCCAGGAACTAAAGTTCCTTTCTTTGTGCATTTTGCACTTAACATAGATGCTAAATAATAATACTTACATATAAAACATTTACTGTATTTACTCATATAAATCTCCTTTCCTCCCACCCTTATATTAAGACGAGTATTATAGTGGGTTCGCCTTTATATTATTTATTTTACTTTCATAACACAATTAAATCATGTCAGAAAGTGTGCCTTTTCTCCTATCGCCAATTTACAAGGGCTTTAGACCTTTACCTTTCGGTAGCTGGTTTAGAGAAGGAGCAAATGCTCCTTGTTGTTATTATGCTAAATATTCATCAACTGTTGCTGGAAAGTCATATCCATATGGTCTTTCTACTATGTTATCAAGTATTTCTTGTTCTACATCATCTGCTACAACTCCAAATAAATCTCCATCTTCGTCATAAACTAAATCGTATTCGATTTCTCCTGATACCCAATCATACGTTTTTATGTTTTCTTCCATTTCTACTATACTTCCATTCATTTTTTGTACTTTCATCATTTTCTTAACCCCTTTCGTTTATCTTTATCTTATATTTATATAATATATCAAACCCCGTTTATTGTCAACCTTATTTTAAAACTTTTTCAAATTTATTTTTCGACAATAAAAAACAGGCTAGAATTAACTAACCTGTTTTCGTGAATGGGCGTTTACATCCCTATTTTTTAAATTCATTCATATTACACACCTTCAAAGCTCCAACCATTTTCTCCAACTACCTCTAAAATCTCTTTTAAAGTATAGTTCTCAAATGGATGTCTATCATAAATCCCATGTGATATATCTTCACTATCAAAAGTGTAATTATATACAGACCAATCATAATCTTTTGCTTCTGCTTTGCTCATGCAATCTGTATCTTCTATATTTTCAAAACTTATAAAATCCCAGCAACATGGATGTACTAAGTCATGTCTAAATCCTTTCACCTTATTATATGTTATATATATTCCACTCTTAAAAAATTTAGATGATTCATACATTTCCATCAAATATTCATCACTTAGAAATTTTAATTTATCCATAGTATCCCCCTTTTATATCAAAATTAACTAATTCAATTTCTGCTTCTTCTAATATTTCACTTGATAATTCATCAGGATAATCTCCTAAATAAACTATTTTTTCTATTCCTGCATTTATACACATCTTTGCACATAATACACAAGGTTTTGTAGTTACATATAACGTAGAATGATTTATATTAACTCCATTGTAAGCTGCTTGAATTATAGCATTTTGTTCAGCATGTAAAGCTCTACAAAGTTCATGTCTTTGTCCTGATGGTATTTTTAGTTGTTCTCTTTTGCATCCTATTTCTTCACAATGTTTTAATTTTTTAGGTGCTCCATTATAACCAGTCGCTAGAATTTGTTTATCTTTTACAATAACTGCTCCTACTTGTCTTCTAATACAAGTTGAACGTTTCTTTACTATTTCAGCAATTTCCATAAAATACTCATCCCATGTTGGTCTCATAATTATTTCTCCTAATCATATCCATGTTCTTTTTTAAATTCAATAAACCATTTTCTTAAAGCTAAGTATTTTTCTTCTCTAGTATCCACTTCTTCTTTTGTAGGTTTTCTACCACAACTATGCTTATTACCTTCGGGACAATATCCTAATTTTTCACAGTTAGGAACTAAATATGTTTTGTATCTCGGCTCTATTTCTACTACTTGTTTGACCATTTCTTTTACTATTGTTCTAATTGGCAACTCTGCTCGTGTGCAAAGTCGTATATTTGCTAGATGCATTAAACATTCTAGGTTAACTGCTATATTACATTCTGTTGCTACTCCAATAGGTAATATTGTTCTAGCTATCTCATTAGCTTTTTCTCCTGTTATACCACCATCTTCTAAGAAAGTTTGTATATAGTTATATTGGGCATTAACTATATCTTCTTGGTCTTTTATTGTCTTAACCATATATGGACTATCTAGTAACTCTGGAGCTATATATATACTTACCTTTCCATCTTTATTACAATATCTTAAGCTTTGTACATTAGTTACAAATCCTTGTGTATGTCTTACTATCTGATCTACGCAATTTCCACACCAAACTGCTTTCCCATTTCTTCTTACAAATATTATATGGTTAGGAACATTTACACAATAAACTTGGCCTTCGTAATGTTTAACCGTTTTATGTTTTTTCAATGATACATGAGGGTATTTATTTCTAGTGTTGAAACTTACATTGATAACATATCCTACATAATTACATTTTACTGTTTTGTTGCATATTTGTATTTTCTCACCAACCAAATTTTCATTTCTAGTGTATATCATTGCAGACCATCCTGCTAAAAAGCATAATTGTTGCAATTGATTAGCCAATATTTCGGAACAAGTATAAAATTTGCCACATCCATTTTTGTCTAAATGCCCATCTCCTCTGAAATATTCATTTAAGAAAATCTGAGCATATTCTTTATTAAATTCATCATATATATTTAATGGTATATATTTGTTAGATGCAGTCCCTAATTGTTTTAAAAATTTGCCTAATGTTAAACTATTAAATCTTATATCTCTATCTGTTACAGTTGGTGCAAATCCTAATTTTATTATTATGTCTTGTATATCTTCTTTTGTATGATTTTCTATATTTTTTTTACAATTTGTTTGTGATATTGAAATAACATATTTATTTTCTTTTTCGTTATAATATGTTGATCCATCAGATAAATACCATGCTAAAAATTTATAAAATGTTTTTCTATCTAATTCTAAATCTCCAGTATACATATTACAATCTCCACCATTATTTGTTTTTTTCTTATATGTATAACCTTTAATTTTATATATATTCGGTAAATTATTTATACCTTTATATTCAAATTCCTTTGTAAGTTTTATTCTATTTACATTTATATCCTTTATAGGTGTTAAATAAGTTTTATCCTTGTCTTTTCTAACATCATATTTTTTATAATATATATTATGGTTCTCAGTTATTGCAAGGTCGACATTTTCACTTTTAATAAAAAACATATTCCCATTATAGTTTTCCACTATTTTTTCTTTTATTTTATGAAATTCCACCTTTTTAGTTGTATCATTTAAAGTTGCTACTATTTCATCTTCTTTTATGTCTTTGATAAACTTCCAGCCTTCTAAGGTTAATATTTCAGTTTCTTCATCGTAACAACTTCTAGGTATATTTCTAAGAGTAAACCAAGCATATAAATGTCTACTTCCACTTAGATGTCCACTCTTAAGACAGCTTTCTCCAACTTTCTCTGCATATTTTGGATCAGTGTTATAACATACTGTAGCCATAAGGCCATGCTTTTTAACAAACTCTTTTACTTCTTCTGGGTTTTGTAGTTCTATTTTAAAATCATTTAGTGTAAACATATTATTTTTCCTCCCATTCTTCTAATTCTTTTCTCAAATGATTTAATTTTGCCCATGCATAGTTAAATTTTTCTGTTCTTTCAAATACATAATTTCCTTGATAATCTCTTGTGAATTTAATTTTTAACCATGATAAAGCTAATGCTAAATATGTACTTTTTACAATTTTCTTTTCCTTTGTATCTACAGGTTTAGTTTGTTTTATAGGTCCTTGGCCATTAAGTTGTCTACATTTCTTTTCATCAGGATCTAAAAACATACATAAGTCATTAATTTTAGAACATTTTATTTGTTTCCCCACTTTTGTTGCATGTTTGCATTTCATAAAATTTAACTTCCTCCCTCATTTTACCTTTAGTTAGACAGCCACAATCTTTGCATTGACTGACTACTCCATAATCTATTTCCAAGAAGAACACCATACCCCCACAAAGAGGGCAGGCATTCTCTTTTCCTCCTAAGATTTTTCTCATGTTTTCACCACTTTATAGATTCTATTATCTCGGGTATTGAAGTTTTAGAGTGGTATGGTTTAATATCTAACCAACTCTAAACTCCTACCTAATATGTGGTTTATAAAACATTTTCAAAAAATTCTTGATTTAATTTATCATACAAATTTTCTAAAGTTTCTAATTCTATTTGCTTATCTTGAAAATCTTTTAATGAACCATGTTTATGTAAATAACCACATTCATCATTAACTCTTTCTATCTCTAATTCTATAAAACTCATTATATTTGAATCATTCATATTGTCCTCCTATAATATAAGTTTAAAATCATCTAAATCAACTTCAAAGCCTTCTAGTTCAATACTTCTAGGTTTATCAATTAAATCAGGTGTCATAAAGAATGAAGTCATTTTCATATCCTTAGTAAATTTAGGTCTTTTAGTAGCATTTGTACCATATAATACTTTAGCTCTTAGTACTTCATAACTATAACCTTTGCCAGCCTTTTCAACACTTTTAATAACGTTATTTATAGACTCTGTATAAGCGTTTGTATAAGGCTGTAAGAAATAATTGAATATTTCATGCTTATTATTGTTGTAAGTTCTTTGAAGGTCTTTAAAAGCTTTAAAATCATCTGGTATTCTACATTCCCATTCATAGTATCTTTGAAACGCTTCATATCTATCTTCTGATGTATAAATATCTCTTATTGTTTCTTTTAACCAATATGCTACACCAAGCTCTGGGAACTCCTCAAACCAAGTATCTCTAAGTATTATGTCTTTTTCTTTTAGGTCTTCTTTATTTTTTAATAATACCCATCTGTCATTTGTTAAAATTCGTTTCCTATCATTAGGCAAATTAGATTTAACTTGTTTTCTAACAGTATCTAAAGCTCTTTGAGCATATTGGATAACGTGAAATTTATCAACTACTACAGTAGCACTAGGTATTAATTCTCTACAAGCATATCTATAACCACTCCACATATCTATTGTAACTACTTCTATATCCTTATAACCTTCCATGCTCTGAATTGTATTTTTAACAGTTTTTTTAAGATTGTCTTCGGTTATTTCAAGTAATTTATTATTTTCTGTGTCTGTGAATACACCTCTCATTTTCTTATTTAAATGAGCCTCATCTATTCCTAATACTCTAGGTGCTTTTATAATTCTATCTGCATCTAATCTAGCTATTTCTTCTTTAAAATATTTTCTTACTGAAGTATGAGATAGTCCACAATCATATCCTACTTCTAAAAATGGCTTCCTAAGGCTTTGTTGTTGAATATATTGCTTTAGTCTAAGAGTAACTTTATCATTTCTCTCAATACTGTAGAAAGGCTGATAAAAGGTTTTACCACAACAAGGACATTTATATCTGATATGTTTTAAAACTAATATAACTGGTTTTCCATGAATAGGTATATCTTGAATTTCTCTTTCCTTACTACTATGTATCGTAAAATTCCTTGTATCTCCCATAACAGGTGCTTCATCCCATAAACATTGGGTACATACTATTGGTCTTTCTTTTGCTACGATTGTAAACTTATAATAATATTCATTTTCTTCTTTTTTAATTACTTCAAATTCTGGTAAATTTAACATTCTCCCACCTCTTTATTTAAAATATTACTAGATTGTAACAAATTTCAAGGTGGGTGTAAATAGATTTTTATGAAATGTTTTCAATTCTATCTTTTGCTATATTAAAATAATTTTCATCTAATTCAATTCCTACAAACCTTCTATTTGTATTCATACAAGCCACACCCGTACTACCACTACCCATTGTAAAATCTAATACTAAATCATTTTCATTGGTATAAGATTTAATTATCCATTCCATTAATTCTATAGGTTTCTCTGTAGGATGTAAGGGCTTCTTACCGCCAGCACTAACTCTATTTATTTTTCTTATAGTTGTAGGAGTTCTTTTTCCTTCATTTATCCAAGTTCCACTATTATCTGATTTAAAATTTGTATCATTTTTCCCATTAGTTCTGTTATTTTTTCTTATATATGGATTTCCTTCATCACATATTCTATTATAGTTAGGTTGTTTTTCGTAAAAAACACTTATATTTTCATGGATATTAAGTGGTTTTCTATTTGCATTTCCAAAATCAGTACCCTTATCTTTTTGCCATATTATCTCATATCTAAAATCTTTCAAATTACTCATATTTAAAGCACTTGTAAATGGTTGATTTCCAAATAAAATAATAGGAGTATTTTTCTTTTTTAATTTATTTAATCTTTTCCACATTTCATCAAAAGGTATTATTTTATCCCATTCACAAGTTTTAGTTATTTTTCCATAAGGTGGGTCTGTAATTATAGCATCAAACTTTACTCCCAAGCTAATTAATCCATCCATTACTTCTAAACAATCTCCTTGATATAATCTATATCTTCCATTTTCAATCATTCAATCACTCCTATTCAACCACTCTAATATTTCAAGAAAGTATATATTATTTATTATTAATTGTTTATCTATAACCACCTTTAAGTTTCAATACCCTTCATGTTCTTCTCCTATATACCAATCTTCTGGAATATCCTCTAAAGTGCAACTCCCTAGTATATCATATATAGGGCAGTTACCTGATTCATACATATCATCACATTGTTTACCTGTAACAGATTTACAAGTTTGTTGAATTACTCTAAGTGCTTTTATTAACTCTTTTCTATCTTCCATTAATCTGTCTCCTTATTTAATCTTTCTATCTCTCTATTTAAATACCATGATGCTTTTTTAAGGTCCTCTAATTCTTTATTTGAGTCTTTTTTACCAGCTCTAGAAACATATTTAATTACATTACCTCTAGCAAAATTTAGTTGTTTATCTTCAATAAAATCCATTACCTCTATATTTCCATCAGTATAATGTGATGGATGGTTAACTGGGTCATTTATTTATTCTATTTCTTTTTTAGAATTTTCACATACTTCTTTTATTGTATATATTTTTTCTTCCCAATGTTCACAAGCTTGGTGTATGTTTGTTAGTAAAAAGATTTTACATTCATTATTTACGTAATTTTTACAGTTTTCACATTTTTTTAAAAAATCATTACTCATTATTTCACCTCCAATAGCTCTGGATTTTCAAACTTATTTCCTATTATTTCAGATACAGTCCATATACTTGGTGACATAAAATTACTTTTATCACTATTTAATGCATCAAAACAAGCATCTTCCTTATCCCAAACTACTAAATAATTTTCATATTTGCCATTATGCAGTTTGCATTTTACTATATCTCCCTCATATATTTCATTTCCGTTAGCATCTTTACAACCTGTATATTGTCCGGCACTTTCCTTATCTACAATAAATACTTCTCTAATACCAGCTGTTACATATGCATTAGATGAACCATCTATAAAAATTGATTGATGTAATCCATAACCATAAACCCATCTTTTATCGAATTTGTCATACCCTCTGAATTTTATTTCTCTATTCATAATCTTCCTCCAATTCCTTTTCAGCTAATTTAATAGCATCAATAGGTTTATATCCCTTTTCTATGTATTTCTTAGCCAGTTCGACTAATTCTTCGTATCTTGCTAATATCGTTCTAATCACCTCCTAAAAGAAACTAAGTTGATTATATTGAACTTTTGCTTTTACCCAAGGTCCATATTCTTCAAAATTTGTACACTTTTTATAAATTCTGCTATTAACCCATCTAGCAAAATGTTTAAGTCTTAAATCTGGTATTTGATTATAAATCATTACAAAAGGGTCTACCTTTAAGGAAGTTAACGTTCTAAATCTGTACATATCTTCCTCGAAAGTAGTGTTATATCCAACTAGCATAAAACACATATGTTTATACTTCTTCACATGCTTACTAAGTGTTTCAATACCTTCTAGGACTTTTCTTTCGTGTCCCATTAAATCCCAAGCATAGTGTAAACTTCTTAAATGTTTTACTTGTCCTAACCAGTAAGCCTTTTCATCTGTCATAAGCCTTACATCGCAGCCTTGATTTATATCGACTTTTAATTTTCGTTCTTTTATTTCTTTTAACTTGTCGATACAATACGGATCGGCAGTAAAGTTGTTATCATGCAAGATTAATACATTACTTTTAGGATTAAGTAAATCACTTATTTCAGCTACATCATGAAACTCACCTTCTTTTTCTGGTACAAAGCAAAATCCACAATTTCTTACACAACCTCTAGATGTATATCCCATACCAGCCTCTACAATTTCTTTTGCCTTTTTTCTTTTATGTTCCTTCGTTCCAATACCTTTCATTCTGCTAGCTATTTCTTCGATGCTATATAGCTCATAATCTGGTCTAAGTTTTTCAATTTCATCAGGCAAAGTCTTTTTTATATCCCAGCCTGTTCCACCGATTTCTATTTTATCTTCATATTTGTTTGCTAAATCTTCACAAATTAATTTACTTCTAGTAAAGATTGCACTAGCAAATATTTTTTCATATTCTTTTCCTTCTTGCACAAACTCGACTGTTTCTCCGATTGATTTGTAATAAGTTGAAAGTTTCATAAGTGCAAGATTAGGAATTTTACTATCTACATCTATTAATCCAATCATTTTATTCACCTACAATATTTCTAATAAAATATCCATTATATTATTTATATACTCTTCTTCGCTTATATTGTAATTATCTAGATGTTCTTTTATATCAAATTCGCAATCAAGTCTTTCATGTATAGTTTCAGCTATATTTTGGTAGTCTAATCCTTTTATGCTTTCTTTTTCCTCTTTAGTGAAAGCTAGTATTTTACCTCTGCCTTCTCCGTTAATTATTCTATAACCTCTCTTAGTAACTATAGCTGAATCTCCTTTAGCTACTTTTAATTTCTTATTACTAAGTTCGCTAGTTATTTCAAATGTTTTATCAAAATCGATTTTTTGCCCTAATTTCATATTTTACCCCCTTAAATTTTTTATTTTTCCTCATAAAAAGTTATATTTTTTAATACTATGTCGAATGTTCCATTTTCGTTTTTTCTAAAGCTGTATTTCATTGGATCTTCAAAATCTGTTAACTTTCCTTTTATACTAAAACCAGTATCAGTTTTTATATTTCTGTTTTTAAGTTTCTTTTCAATCCATTTCTTGTCTATTTCAAAGTTTTCAGTTAAACCTCTATCCTCCATATGTTCATTAAAGCTTTCTTGTAATTCTTTATCTTGAATACTATTTTCAGCAAATTTTTTAACATCTAGAGTTTCTTTTTCTTTTAAAGTATAATTAAGCATACTTCTTATATCTTCGGCCATTTTCAAATCTTCTGATATTGCATTTGTTATCCAGTTATCTGCAGTTTTCTTAAATACTTTTGTTTTATATTTATCATCTTCTATCTTTTCAGCATTTAGAAACTCTGTTAAAAATTTAGTTTCTAGTTGGTCCTTTTCTGCATCTTTGTCTAATAATCTAAAGTGATAATAATCATTCACTCCATTAGGTCCAACTATTACACATTGCTTTTGTCGGCCTGTTTCAGGTATACCTATCTCATTTGATGCGATTTGTATGTTAAATTTATCTTCTACATATTCTATTGAATGAGTATAAAGTTTTTTATAATCAAGTTTTATAATTGCTACATTTTTTTCATCTTTAACACTGTATAAACATATTGCTAAATCACAAGAATCTATTTCATTATTTCGTTGCATTACTTCAAATAAATATGCTGCTATCTCTTTTGAGTTTTGTAAGAATGTCTTTTCATCGTAAATTATTTGTTCACAGCAATTTTTTACGATATTATCGTTGTAATCTTTGAATTTTGCTTTTCTTAGATCATCATCTTTTAAAACTCTAGTTATTATCTTTTGGAAAAACTTATCTACTTCTAAACTATTTTTACATTCATAGTCATTTAATATTGGAGCATCACTATTTGTATCTAGTACATGTATTATTGATTTATGTATTATCATTTTTCTTCCCCTTTCAATGCATCTTGGCCAAATAAGGCTACTGCCATTTTTTCGATTATTTTCTTTTTAATGTAATGTACATTTGCTATTGTACAATCAAACTCCTCGGCAATATCTTTAAGAGTTTTTTCTTCAAAGTAAATATATTTAAATATCTTTCTTTGTTTTTCACTCATGCTTTTAAACACTTCTGATATCACCTTTCTGTTTTTTTTATGTTCAAATATATCTCCCTCAACTTTTGCAATTAAATCATCTATTCTTATAACTTCATTTTCTATAGGTCTATTAATTGCATGAGTTGGAGAAGATTTAACCATATCATTACAAACTGCCTTTATCGCCCCCCTATCTCCGTCCTTTATCTTTTTTATATGTTCTTCCTTTTGCTGTATATAGATAGTTATAAATTTCATGTTTTTTAAAATCATTTCTGTTTCTTCCATAACATCTTTATTCAAACATTCCACCTCATTATTTTAATTTTGTAGATAAAATAATTTTCTTGAATGTTTATATCATTTTCTTGAACTCCCAACCTCTTTCGATTAACTTTGCCATATGTTTTATTCGACCTTCTTCTAAGAGATTGATTAATCCCATTTTGTCTAAAAGTCCTAAAGATGCTTGAACCATATCAAAGAATTCTTCGATTATATGTTCTTTTTCTTCATTTGTTCCACTTTCTGCTTCGAATTTTGCTACTGCTCCAATAAATTCAGCTTGTTCTTCTGTTACTTTCATCATTTGTTCTATAGTAGAAATATAATTTTCAGCTAGAAGAGGCATTATGTATTTGTTGTATTCTATTTTTTTGTATTCTTCTTTATAACACTCATCACATATTCCAAAGAAGTCTCCAACAGTTTGAGGATCTTCATATTCTCTATTGCATTCTTTGCACTTCTTCATAATCAACCTCCCAGTCTAAAAAGTAATTTAAACAATCTTTGCAACTTTTAAATTTTGTACAATTTTTTATATAAAAATCACTTTTACATAAGTCTATTTGTATTAAATCAGTTATAACATCACAAGAGCTTTTTAAGTTTTCAACTAAATATTTAAATACCTGGTCTTTATCACTCTCTATTCTGCCTTTACTCATAAGAGCTACGTATTGAAAAACTTTCACTTTATCACCATCCTCTAACTCCAGCATATTGAACTTCTTTCGTCTTTAACTCTTTTAAATATGCATCTAGTTCATTTGGATTAAGTTTATAAACCTTAATTGTATTTCCATTAGTTTTTTCTAATTTTTGTACTTTTGGTACAAATGCATTTTTAATATTTTTACTTGTTCTTAAGCATCCACAACTTTTTACTTTCTTTTTTAGTAAACTAGATCTAACTACTAATTTTTCATTTCCACACTCACATTTACATAAGTAATAATCGTATTTTATTTTTCCTCTATTTCTTTTTCCAGCATACTCTACAACTGTAAGCTTTCCTATTTTCTTTCCTACTAAATCTTGTTTGTCAACTTTTCCAAAAGGTCTTCCCATTATATTAACCCCCTTCAAGATTTTACTATTTTTTATTTTCTATTTTCTTTATATATTTTTTTACAAAGGAAACAGGTCTGTTTATGTTGTAAGCTATTTCTAATGCACTATAACCTTTTTTATACAATCTTTTTAACTTTCTTATTTCTAAATCAGTTGTTATTTTGCCTCCCATATTCATCACCTTTTCATAGCCCCAGGAGGTTTTACGCCTCCTAGGATATTTATTAGTTAATTTTCTTCTTTTAAAGGTATAATTCTTATTTCTTTTAAAATTGAATCATACTCTACTGTCAGAAGAGTTTCTCTATTTATGTGTAACAATCTTCTTAATTCTGCAGGTATAGATACTCTTCCTAATTTATCTATCTTTCTTATATTTCCTACTCTTTCTTTCATAGTTACTCCTTATCTTTTAATAACTCTGCAAGTTTTTCTATAGCACTTTTAAGAACATCTTCTATATCTATTTCTTCTGTTTCAGTATGTGATTTAATTATTGTATCTTTACTTCTTAGTTGTATTATTTTTTCTGTTGCTCTAGTTAAAATTTTTAATAACTTTGTTTCGTCTGCATTACATTCATCTGCTATTCCTTTTAAAGCTCCATAGTTTAAATATGCTAATTCAGTTAATATTTCTGCTCTATTTTCACTTACTATATCCATCTCTACTTTTCCATCATTTACTATTGCTTTTATCATCTTTTACCCCCTAAAATATAATTTCTGTGCTTTTTTCTGCTATTAAAACAGGTATTCCAGTAGCTTCTTCTACCTTTTCTTTCATTATTTGACTATCTCCGTGTTTGTCACTTAAATGTAATAACATCAAATTTCTTGTCTTACTTAAATCACTAGCTTTTAGAAAGTCAATTACATTTTCAAGTTCAAAATGTGATTCTTTTATACGAACGCTTAAACTTGTTTCTATGCAATATTCTTCTAAATTTTCTTTGATATAGTTACATTCAACCAAGATACTATTTACATTCTTGAAGTTGTATTCACAGTAGCAAGTATCAGTTATAAATAACAAAGTTCCTATGTCCTGATGTTTTATAAGAAATCCTAAAGGTTCTTCTGCATCATGAATAACATCAAACGGTAAAATAGTAAAATTTCCTATTTGTTGCCTTTTGTTAGCTTTTACTATTTTAGTCCTATAGTTTTTTATGTTTAACTTTTCAAAAGTCCCCTTAGCTGAATATACATCTATTTCATTTTCTGTTAAGTCTTTAATTGATTTAGAGTGATCTTTATGTTCATGAGTAACTAAACATCCAACAACTTTGTCAATTTTGTAATTAAGACCTTTTAAAATTTCTTTATATTTGATACCTGCTTCAATTATTAGAGTTTCATCAGGAGTAATAAGTAAATAGCAATTACCCCTGCTCCCACTTGCTAAAACTTTTAAAACGGACAATCTTCTTCCTCTTGAGTTTCTTCTACAACTTCAGCATCTATTTTCGTATCTTCATCAATTATTTCTGCTTCCATTTGCTCTACTTCATCTATATCTATTGTTTTTTTATTAGCTTTTTCTGTTATTTCACTTTCAAAAGCTTCATTTTGGAATGTCACAACATCTTCATCATCTGAATAAGGGCTTCTATTAAATGCACTTGCAAATAACTCACTATCATCTGATGTATTTATATATAATTTACAAGCTCTATTTATAACAGTTCTTTTAGCCATTTGATCTGGGAAATTTATATGTGAAGGACTTTTACCTTTTGTTGGTCCTTGCGCCCATGATGTTTTTATTTGTGGCATACTCATATATTCCGTATGTAAAACCCCTTCTTCTCCTATAACAACAGCAAATGCTCCTATTATCTTTGAGTTATCTATATTTTTTAAATCAGGTTTATAATCTATTACATTTATATTTCCATTTTTATACTCAAACTCAACTTCATCACCTTCATAGATACAATAAGCTTTCACATCTTTTATATATTTACTTCTTTTCGCTGCAGCTATAGTTCCCATATAGCTTTTAGTTAGTTGGAGTTTATTTCCATGTGGAATAAAGTAACATTGCTTTTTCGAAGGACTTAATCCTTGAATAATCATATCTAAAAGAGAATTTGCTATACTTACTTTTGTACAAGTTTCTAATACACATCTTTTATTTTTATCTTTTGTTTCTTGTAAGATTAGATAAGCTGATTTTAAAGCGTTTTGTGCTGCATAATTCTCTGGTATTACTAATTCTTTACTTGCTTGTAACTCTCTTACCCTTTCTAAAACTTCGTCTGTAACAGTTTTAGGTTTTTCTGCAATATTTTGAGATTGTTTAATTATTTGATTTTTCAATACTCGTCACTCTCCTAACTTTTTAGTGTTTAATTATGTTTAATTATAGACAAATGTGTTTATATCACACTATCTAACCAATAAATTTTATTATATTTCCAAAGTAATCTACATTTTCTTACATTTACTTTTTTGCAATGTTTTGTAGGACTTTGAAAATTTAATGCGTTCAAATGTGGATATAATGCTGTAACATATCCTTTATGAGTTTCTCCATTTCTGTAAGTATATTCAACCAAATCTCTATGTTTAATTCCTAATACATTATCTGTTTTTGCTTTTGATTTTCTACGCATCGGTTTAATCATCCATTCTTTTATATTGCAAGTATCTGGAAAACAATTTGTTATACAAATAGCATCGTTTGAATGAGATTTTTCTATATTCCATTCAATTCTTTTATTTGCAGTATCTCCACCTGTTGTAAGATGTAATATTCCTAATTGTTTAATATTTTCTCTAAGATAATTTTTACCTTGCATGACATGCATTGCATAATCAAATCTTTTTGGCTTACTTTTTATTTTGGTGAAATATCTCTCTTCAAATTCTCGTTCTTTCCCTTCTGTCTTTTGATGACAAGAAGAACAAAGAGTAATGAGATTCCCAATAGTATTTGCTCCACCAAATCTCTTTGCTCGAATATGATGAACCTCAAGTACAGTATTTGTTTTTCCACATTCTTGACATTTACAACTATCTCTTAATATTGTCGCTTTTCTAAGATTTTCATCTAATCTATTATTCTTCTGATATTGCCAATTATAAGGTTTATATCCATCGGTCATTGCTCTTATATCTATTGCTACATCTTCAAGATAATATTCTTTAATATTTATCCATTTATTTAATTGATATAAAACTCTAAGAATAGAATCTTTCTTTTGTTTAATACTTGGCGCTAATCTATTAGTTTTTTTTGAAGATGCTCTATTATTGAATCTAGGTTTACGATATCTTTTATGATATCTACGGTATTGTCTATATCCTCTACGAACATCCATTAAGTGTTTTACATCTTGTCTTTGTTCAATAGTTCCTTTAAATACAACTTTATTTTTACTTGGACATTTTTGAACAATTGCTATTCCAACATGAGAACTACCATCGTCAATTCCACAAACCATATGACTTTCATCTTCGTCATCAGGTTCAACTTCTTTTTCTAACTGAATTACCATAGGATATTTACTTTTTAATTTTGCTCGACCTTTTCTAATCAAATACCAACCTTTATTTACTTTAGTTGGAGCTAAAGGTCTATTGTTTTTATCTACAACAAAACAATATTCAATTTTATTTTCCATCTCTGGACACCTTCCTTTCGGAGAATTTTTCGTCTTGGGAATGTCAAGTAGAGGATATGTGTTTCCCTGTTATCAATACAGGACATTAGCATTGTTTCTTGGTTAGCACTCACAGAGTTTCAGACTGACGATTACATCTAAAAGTGTGTGTTTACCTTACTACTCAACATAGTTCATATCTGCAATATATGTTTCCATAAAAGCAGTCACTAACCCTTGAAACCTCTTGTTAAGCCATATACAAAAGACTAATGTGTCCACTTTTCTATATGTTTGACTATATATTTCTATGTATATAGTCACTTAACAATTAGTCCTGTTGCTAGTAACAATATGCGTTTAACTTTTTCTTTCCTTTGTTCTTCTGTTAGATAGTTATTTTTCTTAGTCAATCTATCTTGTTTATGTCTCTTAGCTTTTTCAAAATTAACCTTTCCTCTAACTGAAGATAATGTTCGCCCTAAATATTTTGCTATTTCTTCATCTGATATTAATTTATAATTTTCTTCTAAAAACTTTTCTTCTTCTATGCTCCATTTCATTTTTACACCTATTCATTTATTTTTATTTCTTTATCCTCTGTGACTACCAACTTAATCAATTGACCTTTAGTATCTGCTATTTTATTTACACATTCACTATTATCAATGAATATAGGTGCGACTAATTCGAAATACTCGGATAAAGTGTTTATTATATCTATACCAGCATTTATTTGACCTGCAGTATTTGCATTAGAAAATGGTACTCCATTTATAGTTGCCTCACAGGTTTCTGCAATAGCTCCGTTAACTTGAGTAGAGAATAATTTAAAGCTTACGTTCTTAAAATGCTTATTTATATTTTTTTCTAAAAGTTCTACTCTCTTAGTAATAAACTTTTCATATAGCATTATAAGACCTTCTTGTCTTGCTATTTCTACTCCGATTTGTTTTTCCTCTGCTTTTAGATCTTCTATTCTTTGATTTACTTTCTTGTTATTTTTAACTGCTCCTAATTGACTATATAACCCTTTTAGTTGTGTATTAATTTCTCCTTTTTCAATTAAAAGTCCTGATTTATCTGGATATGTATCATCTTCTTGTAAACTTTCTAAAAGCTTGTTGTTTTCTCTTTTAAGTTTTAATATTTTTTCTTTCGTTGCATCATTAGGCGTATAAGAAATACCTCCTATTTGGCTTTCTAGCTGATTTATTTTTTCTTTCTTGATGTTTATATTATTTTCTATCTCAGAAAGCTTTAAAGTATAATTTTCGATATCTTCTTGAATATCTTCTTGTTCTTTAACTTTTATTTTGCCTTTTTCTATTACTTCTTCTTTTCTTCTAGCTTTATCAAGATTGAAGTTTTTCTCTAATTCTGCTTGTTTTTCTTCTATGTCTGATTCATCAAAAGGTCGTTTACAAGTAGGACACTCTGTTTTTATACTACTAAAATCAACTTTCTCAGCTTGAATTCCACTAAATTCTTCTCTTAATTTAGCAGCTTCATTTTTTAGCATTTCAAACTTTCTAGTTAATCCATCTATTTTATATTCACATTCATTTTTCTTTTGTTGTTGTGAATATAAATCTTTTTCTTCTTTTCTTCTTTCTTCTTCTAATATTCTTACTTTATTGTCATAATCTTTTCTGTCAGCTTGTCTTTCTTCTTCGATTAAGTTTTCATTTTCACTTATTTTTTTCATTACTTCATTTCTTTTAGCTAATAATTCTTTACTACTATTAGCTATATCGCTTATTTTATTGTCTATATCTTTTAACTTACTTTCTTTAAATGCTATTTCTTTTTCAACTTCTTTTACATCTAAATCAACTACTGTTTCCATTAATTCCTCGATTTTATAAGGAATTGACTTTTTATTTTCTCTTAGTTTTTTAATGCTACCTTTTTTACTATCTATTAGCTTTGATACATCTTCTTTTTCTAGATCTTGTTTTACTAAATTTAAATCTTTATCAGTTTTTACAACATCATCTACTGATATATTCCCTCCAGCAACTTCTAAGATGACTTTTCTTTGTTCTTTCCAACCAAGAGAATGAAAATGGAAAGGGTTAGTTAATAATTTAAATGTTTCTTCGTCTGCTATTTCATTTATTTGCTTGTTATAATCTGATTTTTTAACTGGAATATCATCAATTTCATATTTTGTTGTATTCCCATCAAATACTTTTTCGCTTTCTCCTCTTCTAGAGGTCCATTTTTCTTTATATTCTTTTGATAGTTTTACTTCTAATCCATCTACTTCTAAGATGCCTGTTACATGAGGATTTAAACCTCTTATATATTCGTTATTTTCATCTAAAGGTTTTAACTCAAATTTGCTATCTCCTTTACTGTTTTTATCGAATAATAACCATGTAAAAGCATCAAATATACTTGATTTTCCAGTTGCATTTTGGCCTGATATTGTTGTGATATCTTTGAAATTTATGTCTAATTTTGATATGCCTTTAAAATTGCTTATTGATAGTTGTTTTAATTTTATCTCTTTCATTTTCTCCCCCTATTTAAAAAACTCTAATGGTGATACATTTAAAGCTTTCGAAAGTCCTTTTAGCACTACTAGAGTAGGATTTGTTATAACCCCATTCTCTAGTTTTGCTATATAGCTTTCTGTAACACCAACTGCGTTTGCTAATTCTGTTCGGCTTTTTTTCATATTTAGCCTTTTACTCCTAACATAACCCCCCTATGTTCATTTGATTACCCCCTTATAAGTTTCTATAAATTCTAAAATTGTAAGTGTCGGATACTTTTCTGCTATTTTTTTTAAGGTTTCTATTTTGCAAATCAATTTAATCATCTCCTTCTGCATTAGCACACCACCATGCTCCAACCACAAAACCTATACAGAAAATTAAACTTATTTCTAAAAATTTAATTATCATTTATACTCCCCATTTAAATTAAAAAGGTATGTCATCATCATCTATAGCTTGAAATCCATTTGGATCTAACCCTGGATTTGTTATATTATTTGTTCCTTGTTGATTATCTTTCGGATAATCTAATGCTTGTACACTTCTACCACTAACCTTAGTAAAAGTTCTATTTTCTCCATCTTGAGTTTGATATCTATCAACTCTAAGATTTCCTTGAATAGCAACTAATCTACCTTTTGTTATATAATTAGCACAAAATTCAGCTGCTTTCCCTATAACTTCTATTGGTATAAAGTCTGTTTCTTTTGTCCCATCTTTTTTCTTATAGTCTCTGTCTATTGCCATCGTAAAAGTAGCAACAGGTGTTCCAGAATTAGGTATGTATCTTAACTCTGGGTCTTTTGTTAATCGTCCTACTAAAACTACATTATTCATCTTTACCTTTCCTTTCACTAACTTTCATTATTAATTTAGCTATATTTGAACCCGTTTTCGTCAATTCTTTATCATGAAAAATTAATTTTTCATGGTTCATTCTTAGTAATTGACTTTTATTAATTAATATTAAATTATCTTTTTCTAAGTTCAATTTGTTTTGATCAGCAAATATAACTACATCATCTTGTGTTAATTTGATATTATGATATTTTTCATATAGAATCCTATGCTTCAACTTCCACACATTAGGTTCTTTTACTTTCATTAGAATATATCCATTACTATCAATTCTTTCACTACCAATTTCTTTTTTATTCCAAGGTTTACAACCTTTTTGAAAAGAAGTTTTATTTGGACCAGTAAGTCCTTTAGTTCCTTTATTCCACGTTTTATGTCCCTTTTGAAACTGGCCATCAAACTCTGTGTTATATCCATATCTTTTAATTGCACTTGTTATTTGACTTAGTTTGAATTTATACTCAAATTTTTCGTTCATTAAGTCTAATATTTCCTTACGATGTTTCCCTGGAGTAATTTCTCCAAGATACTTTTTTTCTTCTTCACTCCATTTATGTGGTTTTTCGCTCATTATTCACCACCTTCTAGCATTTTAGGCATTTCTTTTTCATTGTTTTTACCATATTCTAATTCTATGGATTTTGCTTTTAATACAACATTTGCATTGGCAATAATTTGTTTTGAAACTCCTATAACTGCTTTACTTCTTATAATTTCATCTTCTAATTTTTCTCCTGTTATCTCTTCGTCATTTAAACGTTCTAATTGAGCGAATAAATGATTGTTTAGATCACCCAAAGTATTCCTAGGCACTTTTTAAACCCCCTTAGTTATTCTCATATTCGGTACATTTTTAAACTCGATTATATTTTCTCTACACATTTCTATGATTCTACTAGTTATAGCAGCATCATAATTCATCAATTCATCTAGTGATTTTTCTGTACTTACTATAATCGGTTTTTCTGTCATGTAACGATAATTTATTATTTCATAGATATACTTTCTATCAGCTTCGCTTGTTTGACCTTTGAGTAAATCATCAACGAATAGCACAGTGCAATTCTTATACTGGTCTATTTCTTTGTTGTAATTAATTGGATCCATACAACATTGTTTTAGTTTCATAATTAAGCTAACATATTCAGCATATCTACATCCTACATTTTGATTTACGAGTTGCATCATCATTGCAATTCCTAAATGGGTTTTTCCCGTTCCTGGTTTTCCAGTTAATAAGAAACTACCCTTTTCCTCTTTAAACTTCTTACAGTAGCTCATGGCTCGTAATTTTGCCTGTTTCTGATGCTCTGTATCTGTTTTGAAGTTTAAAAAAGTTTTCTTTTTAAAAGAATCCGTTAGGCCACATCTTTCTAACTTTTCTTTTATGTGTCTTTTCTTGATACATTCACAAGGAACGGCTTGAGTATAGCCTTCTTTATCTTCTTGTAAAGTGTACCCTAAATCTCTACACTTCTCACATTGATATTCTATAGCCATTTTTCTATGCTGCCGCCTCCCATTTCATCTAATTCTTTTTGTAATTCGTCTATTTCATCTAAGTCATCTTGACTTACTGGTTTCATTTTCTCGGGATCTATATAACCTTGATATTTTTGTAAGTCCTCTAATATGTTTGAATTGTTATTGTCTTGATGTTTATTTGAGTTGTAGTTACTGAAGTTGTCTTTTAGTGGAAAAACTCCTTGCCAACAATTTTCAATCGAGTTTTCCAGTATTTTTATTTTGATATCATCTGTTGTTGCTAACTTATCTAGTTTATTTAGTATTCCTTTTAAGGCTCTTTCTGTAACAGGCTTTTTAATGCTCTTTCGCATTTTCATAAAATCTATTATTGTTTCCTGTAAGAAAGAGTTAGAAGTATACTCATTTATAAAGATCG